AGGCTTACGCTGAGCCACTTAATGCGAGGTACACCCTATGACCGATTTACATGCTAAACCAATCATCGAAAACAAATTTTGGATTGTTGAAAAAGACGGTGCAAAGTTTGCCACACTGAGAAAGAACGAAGACAATCGATTTGTTCTCAGCAACGAACTAGGCATCAAAATTTATAACACCAAGGAAAGTCTAACTAAACAATTTGGTAAAGATTTCTTTGTGGCAAAAATTCTTAAAGAAGCAGACAACGCACTGCCAAATGAAGTTCATGGCTACTCAACAAGTACTGAACCGCACAATGCCATGTTCGATATCAAACGCAAACTACCTTTGTTTACAAAAAGCGGAGACTCAAAGAGTCTGTATTGTGCTGGCTACTATGTAATTAAATTTGACAAGGGATGGGTCAAGAGTTTTTGTCCAAAGTTGATCACCTTGCAAAGATACACCTATCAAGGTCCCTTTAGAACTGAACTAGAGATGCGGCAGGTGCTGACAAATGTCTCAAAATAATTTACCTACAAATCTCCCAAGTGTAGAAAGATTGCTGGCCAGAGTAGCTGCCGCTGAACGTAGCCAACAAAAAGACATTAGAATATCAATACAAGAAGCCAAAGACTTAACCGCTGAATTAGCGGTATTAACGTCCAAGTTAGGTCGCACTGTTCAAGAAATACATGCTATGCTAGCGGAAATACGAGAATCGACCACTAAAATTGACGTTAAGTTCGATGGAGGCGGGTTCGGTTCTTGATAAATATATACGTGGTTAATTAGGAAACACGTATTAATGAGCAGACCAAAACCCAAAGTTATATTAGAACATGCTAATAAGGACACTTTTAAGATTGAACAAATTCTTGAGAGCGATGCCATCTGGGCTGTGTTTTATAAAGGCGAGCCATTCAATCTAAAGAGTGGTAGTCTAGTGGCTAGCTATCCCGGTCCTAAATACAAAAAAGTTTCATTTAGCAATCCTGGCCATGCACACAACCTTGCAAAAAAACTTAATCGACTTTTCAAGACTCAAGACTTTGCAGTTTATAAACTCAGTCAAGGTGAAAAGATAGAGTAAGATATGGACCGTAAGGATACCTATACTTCGGTATTCCTCAAAGCTGCGGGACAACCGCATGATGCTGAATACGTCAAAAAATTTCGTGCCGTTTGGTGGTTAAGTACTCGAGGCAAAGACGTAGGTGGATTACGAATGACCGATCAATGCCTAGAGTTTGTAGAAACCAAATCAGAAATTAAAACTTATAAAATAGAACTTCCAAAAGATCTAACAATAGGACCGCAAGTTTTAGTTTGGATGGATCAATATCTAGATTCGCCCTTCCATTTACAAAAACGATATATTAAAGTCTTATCAGAAAAAGCAGCCTTTGAACTGTATCTATTTGCTGGCGATGTTAGAAAAATGGGTGCTGCTAAGGCGTTGAATAAAAGGCTAAGCCAAGAATCATCTCAATAAATTATCTTTGAATTAAATATCACTATGTTAAAACTAAACGCTCTTGACATCTTAAATCATAGACAGGTTGATTCAGTAGCTCCACATTTTGCTAAAATAAAACTGGCTGATGTAGACCTATTTGGGTCAGATGTTGAAACTTGGATCAGATCCAAATTGGTAGGAAGATTCTACATAAAAAGACAGCCTGGCATTTCACAAGATGGAAAACTTAAGACTGCCACATATGTAGGATTTGAAGATCACAAAGAGCTGACTTATTTTATGCTAGCATGTCCACATATAAGGAGAAACACATGACCGAAGAAGTTAAAGCACCAGAAGCAGCAGCCGCTGCCCCAGAGACACAACCAGCAGCACCCGATTTGAATATCAACGACTTGTCCGCACTGAGAAGCATATTAGATGTGGCTAGTCAACGAGGAGCGTTCAAAGCAGCCGAACTAGAAGCAGTTGGTAAGATTTATAACAAACTTAACTCATTCTTGGAAGCTGTTACTAAAAAGGAACAGTGATGAAATCATTAAAACATGTAGGAAAAATGAAAAAAGCAGGCTCTAAGGTTCTAGTGGCTTTTAGAACATTACCCGGCGAATCCAATCAAGCATTAGTTATTCCAGTATCCAGTCTGTCAGACAACTATCATGACGATATCATGAAGTTGGTTGAGACCACCGAAGCACAATCTGCTTTTGAATTTGGTGAAGTATTATTTACAAGATCATTTTCCGACGGCCGTCCAATGTTACAAGCTCTGAGAGCTGATAACAGAATGGTTAAGGTTCCTACAGACGATGTGTTGATGATGCCATCGCCTGGCAGCGAAATTGCTCTGCACCAGCTTAATACACTTATTGCTGAACAAAAAAACTGTGCAGTGGATGACTTATGTACATTTGTTTCCGGTTCTAAGAAAGACACTCCGGAAGTTCAAGAACTTGTAACGGTTAAAGACCTTGCTCCTCCGTCAACACCTGCAGTGGCACCTCTCAAGGCAGCCGCTAATGAAGTTTTATCTGATAAAGATATTGCTAAAAGTTATCGCAGTCAAGCTGATTCGATGTACAAAGAAGCTGCCCGTCTACGTAAAGAAGCAGATGACTTAGATCCGCCGGTAAAGAAAGCGGCAAAGGCCAAAGAAGCCGAAAGTGCCTAAACCGTTATTTAAACCGCCAAAGCATCTTGTTCAGGAATGGCCAGAAGTCTTTGAAGATCTTTATATGAATACCATGCCGGTTCACTACCTAGAATCAATTAGGTTGGAATTCGGTAATGGTAGGATATGGGAAATTAATATTGCTGAACAGCTGTCTAGCAGTCACAGTGATATAATTGCCAATAGATTGGTAGAAACATTTGCTGAATACAAAGAAGATATTAAAAAAATTGATTTTAAAATTGATGTTGAAAAATTAAAAAAAGATATACAAAATCAATCTAATGACTTTTTTAAATAAAACGGTTGAAACAAAAAGAATACTTTTTTAGGAATTTCGAATCACCTAAAAAAATTAATTGATGATATTAGTCTCACTCAATTTACGTGACCAAGTTATAATAAGATGAAAACAATTATCATATGAGTGAACACGAAAAATTTCAAAAAGTTATTCCAATCCTAAATGCTGTTAGTCCTAGTTTTTGTTTAGCCAAATGGTATCAACTAACATTATATCTCCAAAACGGTTTTAACCATAGTTGCCACCATCCATCACCTCATAAGATTCCATTAGACGAGTTAGAGCAAAATCACAAGGCTCTACATAATACTAATTTTAAAAAAGAACAAATGCAAAAAATGCTCGATGGCGTTAGACCCGCCGAGTGTGACTATTGTTGGACCGCTGAAGATAACGGGCATGTAAGTGATAGAAGTTATAAAAGTGCAACATCTTGGGCCTATCCTCACATTGGCGAAGTTGTTAAAAATAAAACAGCTGATGTTGAACCTACATACGTTGAAATTAGTTTTAGCAATGTGTGTAATTTTAAATGCGCTTATTGTAGTCCAGATCTTAGTAGTCAATGGTATGAAGAAATAGACAAGCACGGTGGGTATCCTACTAGTCAAAACTTTAATGGGTTTGATTGGTTTAAACAAGTTGGAAAGATGCCTATCAAGCATAGCGATCACAATCCTTATGTCGATGCGTTTTGGAAATGGTGGCCGGAACTTTATCCTAAATTAAACACGCTAAGACTAACAGGCGGGGAACCACTGTTGAGCAAAGATGTCTGGCGTATGTTAGATGCTATAGAAGCTGATCCCAAACCAGAGTTTTGCTTTGCTATTAACACTAACTTAGGAATCCCAGACGAGTTAATTAATCGTATGATTATAAAGCTCAATAGTATTTCTAGTAAAATTAAAGAAGTACAAATCTTTACCAGCGGAGAAGCAGTTGGCGCTCCTGCTGAATATATTAGATATGGATTAGATTATTCAGCATGGACTAAAAACTTAGAAAAAGTTTTAAATAATACCAATAACATTGTTGCTGTAATGACTACTGTTAATTTAACTAGCATTACAACCTATTGTAGTTTTATACGATACTTGTTAGACTTGCGTAAGCATTATAATAAGAATGCCACATTTAATAAAGTTCAGTTTATGACTAACTTTTTACGGTATCCAGAATTTCTGTCATTACCTATTTTAGACTCTGCTAGCAAACAAAGATTTACAAAAGAAGTAGCAAAATTAATTTTAGAAAGACCTGACTTATCAGAAAGTGAAATAGATCAGTTGCGTCGTATGATTGACTATATGAACAGCACTGATATCAAGGAATTACAATTAAGAAAAGACTTTGCATCTTTTATCACTGAATATGATATTAGACGGGGAACCAACTTTAATAAAACATTCCCTGAACTTACAGAATTTTATCAACTATGTCAACAAATGTAAAACGCACAATAGAAATTATTAACGAAATAAGTCCTAGCTTTTGTGCCGCAAAGTGGTACAATGCTACTATATGGTTAGGCAACGGACGAACAGCCAGCTGTCATTTGCCACCTGCTCATACTATACCCATAGCTGAAATCAAACGAAACCCGTCTGCTCTACACAATACCGTCTTTAAGAAGGACCGCCGATTAGAAATGCTAATAGGTGAGCGATGTGACGAGTGCGCTTATTGCTGGACTGTTGAGGATAATGCAGCACCTGATGTATATAGTGATCGAGTTTATAAGACTAGGATTTATGAAGAAGAAGAAATACTTCAGCTGGCTAAATTAGATCCTGGATCAGATGTTGACCCAAAAACTTTAGAGATCAGTTTTGATAATTTATGTAATTTAAGTTGTAGTTATTGTAATGCAGAGTTCAGTACTACTTGGGCTAGTGATATTAAGGTTAATGGTCCGTACATTGAATTAAAAACATCAGGTGGTGGTGCGTTTCAAAATGCCGGGGAACATGCGTTACCTTACGGGATTAAAAATGAAAACAATCCCTACATCGAAGCGTTCTTTACATGGTTTCATGCTAGCCTTAAAAATAATTTACAAGAACTAAGAATCACCGGGGGTGAGCCTACTCGTAGTCCATCATTTTGGAAATTGTTAGACGAATGCGAAGGTACAAATTTTGATTTTGCTGTTAACAGTAATCTTATAATGGATCAAGTAAAGTTAAATCAACTTATTAGTGCTAGTAAAAAGTTTAAGAAATTTGATCTATATACCAGCGGTGAAGGCTACGGGGCCCACGGAGAGTTTATTCGTCATGGGTTAGACTATACATTATGGCGTAACAACTTAATACAATTTGCCAAAGAAGGTCAATATAATATGATACATGTTATGATGACTATTAGTGCTCTAAGCATTTGGACCGTAACAGAGTTTATGACAGATATGTTAGAGCTACGTAAACAATTTGGTGGCCATCAGTTCCATATGAGTCTTAATTTAGTACGCTTTCCTAGTTTTCAAAACTTAAACGTATTACCTGAACACTTAAAACAAACACAAGCGGCCAAGATTGAAACTTGGCTAAGTAGTGTTGTTGGGCTAAGTCCTGCCGAAGCTAATCAAATAGAGAGAATAGCTGTGTATCTTCGAAACGTTGATCGTAGTCAAGAAGATACCGACAGCCAAAACAATAAGGTGCATGATTTAAAAAGTTTTACACAACAATATGCTGATAGAAAAAATATCACATTAGCTAGGGTATTCCCAACAGAATTTATAGAATGGTTTAACACAATATGAGCGAAGACAAATTTTGTATAGTGCCATGGATACATCTTAATACAGAACCTAACGGTCGTGTTAAGCCTTGTTGTGCGTATCTTGGACAAGATTTTGGAAACTTAAAAGATACTACACTAGAAGAAATATGGAATAACGAACATACTAAATCTATGCGTAGAAGCTTTTTAGAAAATAAAATTCCAGAAGGATGTCTAACCTGTACTAAAAAAGAAGACAGCGGTGGTGTAAGCTATAGAATGGCGGTTACTGAAAGATTCAGCCATCATATTGAAAAAGCTAAAAGTAACACATTGCCCGACGGTACTTATGAAACGTTTGAAATAATTTTTTGGGATTTTAGATTCAGCAATATCTGTAACTTTAAATGTCGTATGTGCGGACATGGTAGTAGTAGTTCTTGGTTTGACGACTTTACACCTGAAGAAAAGAAAACTAAGGTAAAGTTCCTTGACAGTGCGTATTATGGAACTAATTTAATGAAATATGTTGATCAGTTTATTGACGATGTTGAAGAAATCTATTTTGCTGGCGGTGAACCATTACTTATGGCCGAACACTATCAGATACTAGATAAGCTAATTGCCAAAGAACGATATGATGTATTTTTGCGTTACAACACCAATATGAGTACTATCAAGTATAAAGATTACGACCTGGTTGATATCTGGAAACGATTCAAAGATGTTAGAATTTTTGCAAGTATTGACGGCATTGATGAAAATGCAGAGTACAGTAGATCTGGAACTGACTGGCCTAGAGTAGAAGAAAACTTAGTCCGTTTATCACAATCAAATGTTGATTATGTAGTATCAACTACTATAAACATTCTCACAGTTTTTAATTTTACTAAACTAGTTGATCGACTAATAGAATTAAAAATGTCGACTAGGAAAGTACTAGTAAGTCACGTTAACTGGCCTAAGCACTATATGTCGTCAATTTTGCCCGAAGAGCTAAAAGATCAAATACGTTTACAACTGGATCAACATTTAGAAAAAATAACGCTGGCCGTAACCGAAGAAGAAAGTCGATGGTTAGCTAACCTATACAACGAAATTAAATTTTATTTAATCTCAACAACATCAACAGAAGAAACCACGACCTTACAACAGCGATTTAAAAGAGATACTATTAAGTTAGACCGTATTAGAAAAGAAGATATAAGAACGGCTGTACCAGAATTAGCCGAATGGTTTGATACATTATGAGTGATAAATTTATTTGTGATTTTCCCTGGATTCATTTAAGTGTGTTTCCACAGGGCAACTGTACTGTATGCTGTGTGGCTAAACATTCGGGTAAGGGCAACGGACATAGTTGGAACAGAGTCAGTGAGGATAAAACTAAAACTATAACAGTTATGAATAGTTCTATACCAGAGATTGTTAACTGCGATAATTATAAAACTATTAGACTAGATATGTTAGCAGGCAAGGTACCGACTGCATGTGAGGGGTGCCATCAAATTGAACAGGCTGGTGGAAAAAGTAAACGACAGCAAGAAACTACTCGAAATTTAGATCATGCGGCATTGACCTCAGTTGACGGTTCTATCAAGACAGATCTTCGTCACATTGAATTACGATTAGGAAATTTTTGTAATTTAAAATGTCGAAGCTGTAACGCAGACTCTAGTACAAGCTGGATTCAAGATTACTATAAATTAAAAGATACAGTCAAGTTAGCTAGTGGTTATCATTGGATTAAAAGTAATCCTGATTTTAGTTTTGATTGGGTAGACGATGAATCTTTTTACAACAGATTAACAGAATTTGCTCCTAATCTAGAACAAATACATATAAGTGGTGGCGAACCATTCCTTGTACCTACTCACTTTAAACTATTAGAAAAATTAGTGCGAGATGGTAAAACAGATATCGCTATTCACTACCATACAAATTTAAATTATAAATGGGATAAAATTACTCCAGCATTGGATCTATTGACTAAATTTAAAGAAGTACATATTAGTTTCAGCATTGATGATGTTGGAGAGCGCAACACTTATATTAGAAGTTTAAGCGATTGGGATTTAACCATTAGTAACTTAAAATTATTTTTAAATAATTACAAATTCATTTATCGTGTAACTCAAACTGTCAGCGTCTATAATTTTATGTATGTTGAAGAATTAGAAAGGTATTTAGCCAACAATAAAATACGTATTAGAGTAGGTTTAAATCATGTTCAGAGCCCAGACTACTTATCAGCTAATATATTATCTAAACAAATGCGACAAGATAAAATTAATTCACTATACGGTATTATTGATCGACGCAATTGGGAAGATCTTTATGGCCATTACTATACTCCAAAAGACAACGGACAGTGGGAATACTTTAAATATTTTACAGAAAAAATTGATACTGTGCGTAACGAAGATTTAAATAGTATTTTTCCAAAACTAGCATGAAATTTATTTTTTTAAAATCGGGCGACTATTTAGAATTAGAACCCAACAACACTCCTATAGCATCTGTTTGGTTTGAAAGCATTTTTTCTAAAAAAATGAATATGAGTTATTTTGCTAGAGATACTTCGTTTATAACTCGTTCTAACGAGACTATTAATAATCTAAATACTGCAATTGATATAGTTAATAAGTTTGCTGTAGAAAAAAATCTACCTCAAATCATGTTTGATAAAATTGTTGGTATTGATCAACAATGGCTCAATGCGTCACATAAAAAATGGGTATTGCACACTGACAGATTAAAGAATATAGTTAATGGCGACGATACAAAACAAAACTATCCCGGCTTTGTGAAATCTTGGCAAAATATCAATTTATACATTCATTCTTTAGAATATTATTATTCTGTTTATTTTACTAATACAAAAGGAGCATATTTAGAAAATATTGATATTAAAATACAGCCGGAAGATTGCGAATACTCACAACACGATCTAATTTTAAGATTTGACGATTTAGGAAAACATCAGTATGACCAATGGATTACTGGAAGCGCAGTTGATGAAGAAACTAGCAATTACAAAACAATTTCGGCTAGATTTGAATATGCATTTAATCCGCAATTAAATAAAGGAATTCTTCCTAATCCAGCATATATAGAGTGGTGTAATCAAAATAATTTACAAGTTATGCCACCGTGGATTATTTTAGGAAACTTTAAAAAGAATAAATGGGAAATTAAACAACTCATACATCAAAATTTATCTCGAGGATTAGAAGTAGGATTTGAATTATGAAAATTTATGTAAATGGAGATAGTTTTACTGCTGGCGACGGATTGTCTGATCCAGAAGTTTTTCCAGATTTGTATCCAGGGCATCATTCTTGCGACATAGAATTTGACGTAGCATGGTGTAATAAAAGGCATGCAATGCTAGATAAAAATCTTGATTTACACAATCACTGGCAAATTAATAATAAGAAATATGTGTGGTCTACAATATTAGGAGAGCTAGTTAATACTATGTTAGTTAATGACAGCGTTACTGTAGTTAATGGTGCCATTGGCGGATCATGTATGACAGGCATATCAACTAGAACTATTGCCTATCTTGAATCATTAAGAAGTCGAGCAGACTTGCCAGATCATGTTTTCATAGGCTTAACAAGCATTGGAAGATTAGGTTGGTATCACGAAGATACACAAGATATTGGTAAAATTTTTAATTGGGTTAAATCGACTATTCCAGGATTTCATTATCGAGGACATGAAAGTAAACATAAAAAATTGTTTGAAACTATTTGGACAACACTCAGTGATGAAGAACTGCTTATTAATTATCTAAAAGAATGTTTACAAATTAAAAATTATGTCAAGAGAAGAATTGGACGAGATCCTATTTTCTTAAACACTGTGGGTGAATTTTGGCAATACAAAGAAATAGTCAATAACTCTAAAAATCAATGGCTTCGAATGCTTTGGTTTGATTTATTAGAATTTGATAAGATTAACAATCGATGGTTCAATAAAGGAGCGTTTGAACAAATGACTGCGTGTGGACACGTACTTCCGCCTGGTCATGCTGAATATGCTAGAGATTTAGCAAGAGAACATTTTGGATGGGGTAAAAATCCGGATGATAGGGATGCCAATTAAGTATCTAGTATAGATTATTATTTTTTTACTAAGGATTGAAATGTATTAAATTGCTTTTGCAACCATTCAAAATCGTTAATTTTTCTTAACTGATCGGCATCAGCAATATTCAATAATCCGTACTGTTTTCCAGCTCGAGCTCCTGCTATACTATATTCTCCATAAAGTTTATCAGATCCAATACTACACCAAGTAATTAATCGATCTTCAGTTTCTTCTTGATATCCAGAATCAACAGGACGGCTGGCTAATTTTACACACTCTCTAAACGCAGATTTCCAAGTATTAAACGGATCGGTATTAAAAACTGTTAGATTACTAACTTCTTTTATAACTTTAAATTTTTTGCTTATTGCCATAGTCATGTCAACACTAGACATGTCCATATTAATAGTTAAGTTTTTAGGCAATAATTTAACACCGCCATAGCCGTATGTTAATCCGTTGATAGGATTTTTGCTTAACCAAACATGAACAATATCTGTATCGTGTTTAGGTAGTAGTAGGTCAAATTGAAAATCATCTTCTATTATTGCATCACCGTCTACTACCCAAAACATTGGAGTTGTTGCTAATTTTGCGGCTGCAATGTGTGCTTGGTGAATACCTTTTACGCCGTGTACACGTTTGGCTCTCGGAAATTGATCAATTAATTTAGCAAAATTTTCATCTGCATTAGGTTCGTTATAAGATATAAACACAATATCGTATAATTTTAATTTACTTGCCACAAGGTCATATTCTTTTTTTTCAATCAAATATCTATATTCAACTTCTCTTGCAGAAATAAGTCTTTTCTTCGATAATAACATTATACCGTTGTACTTAATTTCTTCAACATCAATATTTTTAAAGACGTGATTTATACTAAGCTCATACTTATTTTGGTATGGAAATTGAAGATCAAATTTAAAATCTGGCGCAGGTTCAACTTCCGGAGGAATCGCCCAAAACATATCTGTATCAGCTGTGTTAAGAGCATGTTCGTAATCACTAAACGTATCGATTACAAATTTGTCGTACGGTTTATATTTGCTGGCCACTAGATCGTGTTCTTTTTTATCTATAAAAAATCTATGTTCAATCTCTTTCTTAGATACTGGCTTATTTGTAGAAAATAACACAACACCGTTAACGAACGATTCCTGATCGTTAGATATATTTTTAAACACGTGATTTTCGTTTCGATCATAGGAATTATGGTGACTAAAATAAGTTTCAAAAATTTGATCATTAATTATTTCAATATTTGGCCATACTCCCCAAAACATTGTTAAAGGTGAATTTTCTAATGCAGATCGATATTCTTCATAATTGTTAATAATAAAAATAGGATATGTTTTAGGTTTACTAGCTACTATATCAATTTCTTTTTTGTTAACATAAAATCTATGATCAAATTCTTTTTTACTAATTTCTTTGTATTTTGAAAACAACGCTATTCCGTCAAAAAATTCTCCGTTTTTAAATACATGAGTTATGTTTCGATGAAATGCATCGTATGTTGGAACATAATAATCAAAAAGAAAATTTTCGGCTACAACAACATCATCCCATACTGCCCAGAACATCGCTGTTGAAGATTGCTCTTTTGCATTTAAATAATCGTTGTATGTTTTTATATTATGAATTTCAAATTTCTTAGGAGTTGATGCAATTACATCCATCTCCTTTTTGTTCATAAAAAATCTATGATCAAATTCTTTTTGTGTAGTATTGGCTGTTTTAGGAAATAGATTTATTCCGTCAAATGTTGTTCCGTTTAACCAAACGTGGGTATATTCTTCGTCCCACTTAGATACTCTGTATTCAAAATTAAAATCGTCAGCTACAACAACATCATCCCATACGACCCAAAAGAATTTTGTAAATGCTTTCTTTTTAATGTCATCGAACGATTTTACATTATCAATTTTTTGAGAAGATGGAAATTTAGAACGAAATTGTTTCCAATTTTGTTCATCAATAATATTTTTACTTACATAAAAAATATCATAGACCATCAGTGGTCCTCATATATGTATTTGTTAATTTAATAGTTTCTTCGTACAAATCTAAAGTATATTTGCTCTGTTGACTATCTAGATAGGGATAATCAAAACCTAGTTCTAATTTAATTTTTTCACCTAATGATTTAATTTCATCATCTAGACCATCACCGCCTACTTCTTCAAATGGGCGGCCATATTGATTCCAAATACCTTTAAGGATTTCAAAGTCTCGAACCTCTACATAATTCCAGTCGGTACAGTTTGCTAACCAAGTGCCTAATCTAGCACCATATATAGCATAAAGTCCGTTTTCTTCATGAGCACCAACTGTTGACCACATACGTAATCTATGCAAATTGTGCCACCAAACACGTTCGCTAATCTCTTGTGGTGACACTTTAACTCCATCGAGTAAGGTCATTTTAACGCCTTCACGAAATCCTGCTCTCCATGCTTGAAAAGGACTTCCGGTAATATCAGTATCACTATAACATTCTTTAAATTGACGATACCCATCTTCCCAACAAAAGTCTACTTGAGCGCGATCGCTTTCACTAGCTTCATGGGTTTTCATATTGAGAATAAAATCTCGTTTCCATATTTTAAGCCCGCCATTACCGTAGAGTAAGCCATTAAGTTTGTTTTTTCCTAGCCAACTATATACCTGTATCTTAGGATTACTTGTATCGATGTCTAGATTAAAAAATTTAGGATTAACTATATTATCAGCGTCAACCGTAATAACCCATTCAGTTTCACTTAACTCAGCTGCTGCCTTATGTGCAGCATCACTACCCTTCACCCCGTGAACTCGTTTAGCCCAAGGAAGTTTATTACATAAATCAGCATAATGCTTATCTGCATTGGGTTCGTCATAACTTAAAAATACAATGTCAAGTTCTATTGTTTTCATATTGTTTCAAATATATATTTGTCAAAAATTCGCCTTGTATAAACACTAAATCTATTTGGCAAATCTAATGTAAATAATTTTGTATTTTCTGTAATGTCGCCTGCCCTAATGCTTAACATATGAAGGAGGACATTGGGGTCGTTGTAATCAGTTACTAAAAAAATCATTTCAGTTGCACCGTCCCAAATAATATTATTTGAGTATTTGTCGCTCATTGAAAATATTAATGTACTATTTTTTGTATCATGTGAAATTGTGATATCAGGATCTTGCATATTTGACCACTTTTTATCTATTATTCTATGCAAGATGTCATCGATCTTTATTAGACTATGGGTGGAAAATTTGTTTAATTTAACTAATTTCTTAGTTGGTAAATCAACCCTATAAGAAAATAGATTTTCCTCTCCTGTAGAAACTGCTGTGGCAATTTCTTCATCAATTTTTATATTATTTGTATTATCAAATACCGCATGAGAAGGATATATTCCAATTAAAGATCCGTCATCTTTAAATGTTGCATAGTATTCGACGGTTTGATTGACTGGTAATTTAATCCACTCGTCAAAGTCCATTAATTCTTGTTCCATGCAATCTCCTCTAACATACTAACTATTTCGTCATTAACTAGATCTTTTTCAACATAATGCACAATATTATATTGCTGATAATTTCCAATTTTTAAATTTCCCTGTGTATTAAAATAAAAACCTGCATGTTCAGTGACCCTTTCGGCAGTCCAGGGCCAATTTTGAATCATCGGTTTCATATGTACTATATTAGGAAACGCTAAATCATAACTTATAATATCACTTATATCTAAAATCTTTGCGCTTAGAGCGAATGCTTCATCTGTTCCAACAACTTTTGGTTTATGTTTAGTAAGATATAAATTACTAAACTCTAAAGGGTTTTTTATAATATATCTACCTAAATTGAAAAATTCTGTTGCAAGCTCGGATCCTTGTTTAAAAAAAGTAAACATGGAATATAAATTAGGAAGATTGTTTTTTGTAAATGTTTTTCTATAAAAATCATTTATGATTGTTTCACCTCTATAGGTTAAGGCCTTTGGAGGAATGTATAATTCACAATTTTCAATAAAGTAATCAATCCAATGGCTATGATCCCTAAGAAAAAGCATGTCTGCATCAAGGCATACTGTATTTTCAAAAGGAGATAGTTGATCCATCCAGCTACGGCCATCCCAATGTGTTTCTTTATCCCAGGTAATTACATGATCAAAAACCCAAGGACTTTTTAAATTATTAACTAGCTGAGGTTTATCGATTACTAAAGCAACTTTATTGTATCCTGGTTTCTGAGTATTTTTAATACTTAATGCAAGAGCATAGGCCAGTTTAAGATAGTCTATATTATCATTCGAAGCAACAAAAATTAAATAACCAAAGTTCATATTAACTCCAGTAGTTTTTCTTTATTTCTAATAATACTTTGTTTGTTCATAACGTGAACATCAGAACCTTGTGTAGTTGCAGCCCAAAAATCTCCGCAATTAAGTGGTTTGTCAATTAGGAACGTTAGCCGATCTCCATTTACATCATGTAAAATATCTTTATCAAATACTGTTAGAATAGGAGGTAATGTATAAACAAACTCAGTTTCAAACCCGTTCATGATATGTTTGGCAACGCTAAATGAAATGTCGTTTCGATATTGCCTTGGGTCAAATCTAAATAGGTCGGCATAATATCTATAATTGTCTTTAATATAATCAACTAATTTAAAAAAGAATCTACTTTCTTCGTTTTTAGTAAACATTACAGTAGTGGCCCAAAACATATGAACTCCGGTTTCACTTACACGTTGATCTAATATACCGCTGCGGTCACCTGTTATATCATTCATAGAATGTCCTAACATCACACTACTATCTGTGTTCCAGTACTCATTTAGTTTGTTAGAAAAGATTAAATAATCACTGTCAACTAACAGGGTTTGATCGTAAGGACTTAAATCCCAAACTGAAAATCTATTTGAATTTACAAAAGGAATTGTCTGGCTGTAAAAACCATCATGAAGTTTTCTTGTATTTTTTGTTCTAGGCTTTTCAATTTCAATAATCTTATCAAAAATAGATTCGGCTCTAGCATACATCTCTGATTCTTTTAACCAAGCAATTGTCCATTTGTCTGTTATTAAACTAACTGGTAATCCCAAATGTTTTTTTGCTAGGCCGCCAGAAATTATACCCATTACACCATAATCTACTTCTGGGCCATTATGAGCAAAAATTAATACGCCTTTAGTCATATATTCAATAATTTTTCTACGGTTCTGCTAGATTTAATTTTTTCGTATTCTTCGTGATATTCGTAGGTGGCAGTAAAATACCTATCTAGAATTTCATCTCGAAATATTTGTAGGTCTGGAATTAAAATTGGGTTTTCATTTTGATCAATTAAGGGAACATTTTCTGTTCTGTCTTGATCAATTAGCATTTGAACAAAAACTAATAGTGTTCTATCAATCTTAAATATACCGCCGGAGTGGCCGTAAGTCAATTTACCCTCAATTTTTTCTTTAAGGGTTTTTCTTTGAATTGCTAGGGTTTGTCTATAATTAGAAAAATCTAAGGCAGCTTTTAGACGGTCGTCCATGGTATCTCCTATAAAACACGCACATTATTTATATGGCGTCTTATAGAGGATTAAAATTTATGAACCAGAAATTGCGCTCAAAGAAGACGACGAGGGGCCTACAGTGGTAAATGTCCCACTTGGTTGTAAAAATCCAGAAGGACGAACCTGATCAACTGTTAGAGTAAGCGTACCGTCAACTAAATCTCCAGGAGGAATTGCCGGTGTTCCGCCTCCTGGCACTGGATCAGTGTATGCATCTAACCACGTTATTCTAAAATTAACAATGTTTGCTGTTCCTAACAAGTTATTAGAAACATTACAAGACGCTTCTAACCGCCATTTATTATTAGAATATGCCGAGCTACCTGAAATTTCAGCAAAAGTTTGAAAACTACTAGTTAAAGAAAAGAAATTAATTCCAGAGGGGCCACCTACAAATGCTTGAGCTCCTGCAGAATTCAATAAATTACTCCACGATGTATTTTGTGCTTCACCGTTGCCGCCAGTTCTAGTACTAGCGAATCGAATTTTTCCGCCGGCATTAAAGAAGAATCTTGCCTGTTCTGCTGTAGAAAATGTAACTGATGCTGTAGCACTAACTGATTGATACCACGAAGAAGTAAATGATGTGCTGTTGATTGCTTCTGTAACAAATTGTCCTGTACCTAGGTCAAATCTATTTGTAGTTGCTGTATCTGCAAAGGTATTGTATTGAAAATTAGGTTGGCTGGCACCAAATCTCACCACATCGCCTACAGCCACTGTGGTCAATGCGGCAGCTGATCCTGTTTGATGTAACAGCGCATTATAGATATCATATCTCAAGGCATCCCATTGAGTCTTTGTTACTGAATTTCCTGCTGCTACTAAAGAACTGAATGTGTTTTGTCCGTAACCAGAATTACCAGCTCCCGTGGCCATTACATTGAATATTTTTGTTCTGATTGTGTTATAATCAGTTGCAGAAATAAAATCACCGATTGCCATAAATTTTCCTTATAATACCAATGCTTCAACTAGTTTGCGATCTAGGTCTGTGTTTGATTCTAATGCAATAGCAAACACATCGTTGTCCTGCGGTTCGGCTGCCACGGCATTGCCATTATTTGCAGCTACAAGACGTTGACCTTTTTTCACTGCTCCTGTAACATACACAGGCACACGCCCTTTGAGAGCAATATATGTTCCGCCTTCAAGATCTTTGTTCATCATAAATCCAGGATTGGCCGATACCACTCCTACAGCTCGGTCGCCATACTGTGCAGCGGTGACTTCTTTGTCTCCGCCTACTGCTACCACTGTGCCTACTTCATATTCTTTATCTGCTAGATATTTTTCAGCAAGATCTGCATATTGCGCTGCGGTTGCTGTGCCGTCGAAGGTATTGGCCAATAAATTTCCTGAACCATCTCTAGCTGCAATTGTGTTGGCTGTTTTTGTAGTCTTAGCAGACCTGTAATCGGGATCTGTGTCTACTGCTGCATCATTTATCCTAGTTCTATCTGATTTATCTACAACCCCAATAAATCTAGTAGCAGTAATATTACCACTGCCATCTCTCAAAGCCACAGAAGTTGCCACTGCGCCAAGTTCTCCAACTAGACTGTTCAAAGTCAAAGCGTTGGTGGCTGTACCTGTGACTGAACCTATCACGTTGCCTGTGAGTGTTCCCGAGAAGCTGCCTGAGAATATTTTTGTAACCGCGGTATAGGCCACAGAATTGTCGTCAGCAAGTATATTACCTTTGTGTACACCTGTGGTATTTCCGGTTACATTACCAGTTAACGCACCTGTAAATGTGGTTGAATGCACGTTGGCCCATTTGGAAACAGCAGAACCAAGAGTAAAGAAATTGTCTGTACCTGGAATCATGCCGGTTGCGGTTATAATGCCAACATTGCGAAGATCACTATCCGATACTCTTATTCTCAAGGTTATAGTGTTGCCTAATCTGTTTTCAATAATAGGTTCATCGCCGTTTTCAACACGGATTCTTAAATCATTTTGATCGCCTACTGTAAGACCGGCATCGGCGAAAGCAATTGCATTGGTAAAGGATACCTCACCCAGTCTAACATATTCACTAGCAGGAAAGCCGCCTAATCTCAACGCATTACTTGCTGATCCCCAGAAATAATGATCTGTGGTTGTTACTCCGGTAGTTCCGTTAGTGTTAACTAAGTTGACACCTTTTTTGATCACCGAAAATCCTGTTATAGGATTTAAAACGCTGTTTAAGGTAAATGCATCTTTGCTGACGATTGATATTACATCACCGCCAGATTGAAATTTTACTATGGTATGATTGTTGTTGAGAGTGTCTTTGACTACCTGTGCTTGTACTGCTGATGCACCTAGATCTGGCAAGGTTTCAGGGCCAATTAATACAAATTCAGTGCCAGTATAGGCATACAGTTGTTCGGCTCCGGTATCAAACCAAAAATCTCCGGCCTGCAATCCGCTAGGAGGAGTAGGTCCTATCTCTGCGCCGCTGGCTGTTCTAAATTTTGTGCCGTCGTAAAATCGTAGTTTTTTTAGGCCACTGTCATACCAAATTTGACCAGTTACTCTTTTTGGAGGGGCTGATGTATTGGCAAAGTTTTCCAGCAAATGTAGGAAATTCTCGTTCTGTACTTCGCCGTAGCCAGCGTAATTTTTACCTACAAAACGCAAATCAGTGGTGGTATCAATGGTACCGTCGTCGACAGAGACTAAGAACGTTCCATTAAATTTGTCTACTTGATATGCCATTGATCAACTCCGTTGTAACTATTATTTATCGTAAATACACCCATTTAAACTCTGCCCACTGCTACTTCTATAACACCACTTACACCATCAAAATCAACTAGAGCTTTACCTATAATTGTACCTATTTGAGGATTAATTGCTTTTCTAGCATATCCTTCGCCTGCACTCATTAGCATATCACCTTTAGATATTTTACCGCGGACCTTACAAGGGGCTCTACCCTGTAATGCAATGGCAACTACATAGTTACCACTACATTCGCTGTTCATTAGGTATGCAGGATCTGTTGAGACAATACCCGCTAGTCTATTTGTGCCGTCTTCTGCTAGAGTTACTTCAAACTCACCACCAAATTCAAGTACTGTACCTGGCTCATAATCTTGATCTGCTACATATTTTTCAGCAAGATCTGCGTATTGTGCAGCAGTGGCTGTACCTACAAAAAAGTTGGCATGCACGTTGTTCCATTTTGCAGTGGATATTCCTAGATCGGTAGTAGCAGTATTTACTGGGATCATAGCTGGAGCATTGAGTCCCCCTAACGCCAATGCGGTAGCTGCATTTACCATAGAGATTGCAGCCGTACTTGACGGTTGCGTTGGATCAAGAATTGTGAAATGTATTCCAGAATTACGTGAATGTAATGTTGGTATTGTGGATGCGTCTAAATATATTCTCAAAGGCGCCACACTGGTGCTAGGTCCTCCGAGTGTAATGCCGGTTGCGCCAGCGACATCTAGAGAAGATAGAGTTCCTACATTAGTAAGGTCGGAATCTACTATGTTGGTTGCCAATTGAGTGCCAGTCAATGTGTTGCCGTCTGCAGGTACTGTGATATTTGCACTACCGTCAAACAGTACTGTGTTGATTGTTCTTGCTGTTTGTAATTTTGTAGCTGTGAATGCATTACCGGATAAAGTGGCCCCTATAAATTCGTTGGCTGATACTATGTTAAAAGTACTAGTTCCACTGGCAGTGGTCACGTTACCTGAGACATTGCCAAGTAGATTAGCAGTGATTGTTCCTGCTGAAAAATCTCCGGCACTATCTCTAGCCACAATTTTACCTATGACATTACTGGGGCTAGCATCCACACTCCAAGTAGTGGCTGTTGATCCATTAAAATTTGCACCTGTAAGATACGTGCCTCTTGATAATGTGTTTGTGGTGTTGGATGTTATGGTTATGTCTGTTTGGCCATCGAAATACACCCCGTTAATGAGTCTACCAGGATTCAATTTACTGGCAGATTCTGCATTTCCCACCAGTGAGCCTATTACTGGCCTAGCTGTTGAGATATTGGTTCCTGCCTGCAGGATTGAAAATCCAGGTATAGCGTTGGCATCATCAATGGTAAAGGCATCATCGACACATACCGCCAACACTGTGCCATCTACTACCACCTTGATAGCTGCATGTTCAGTGCCATTGCTATCCATAATTTTTTCAGCTAGAACTTTGGTTGTATCAAAACCTTCAATAGCTTCAGGTCCTATCAATTTCCAAAATCCAGAATCATATACAAAAAGTTGATCTGTGATATCTTTGTACCAAATGCCGCCGTCGAATCCTTCTGGTTCAGTGTCACTAATAACAGCAGATCCCACAGGAGTCCAGGCTGTACCATTATAAACATTCAGTGCGCCAACATCGGTGTTATACCATGTTTGTCCTGTGATTGGTCTAGACGGTGGATTTTCATTGGCAAAATTTTCAAGCAAAAACAAAAAATTTTCATTTTGTGTTTCACCATAGCCAGTGTAGTTTCTGCCAAGCAATCCTAGACTGGTTGAGGTATCTAGTGTGCCATCTTCTAGCACTACTAATTGCTGACCGCTAAATCTGTTTATGATATATGCCATTTATCGCTCCGTTACATATTTAACCATTAAGATACAAATACCCATGCTCCAGAAATAATCTGGAATGTTTTAACTATCCTTGAAACCACCAAGCCAGGCGCTGCCACTGTAGCAGTGGTAAAACTAACGTTGTTTATACCAAACGCTGTGCCTGTTGGAGTCACAAATTCAGTTGAAGAAGTTGATAACAATGGATTAATATCAAGATTGGTAGTACTGTTGATCAACAGTGAACACAGCACTCTAGCAATGGTGCCATTGTTGTATTCTGCTACCGGTGATATTTGTTCTAATAGTGTGGCAATACCTGCATTAGAAATACCGTCGGATATGTCTAGGCTGAGCACAATACTTCTAGCTTTGATGGTATTATCAACATAATTTTTTGTGGCAGCATCTTGTGCAGAAGTTGGGTCTGCTACTGATTTGATCTTTTTGCTGCCTAGGTTAAGGCCACCTGTGCCGTCAATAAGCAATGACAGATCAGTGTTTGATGTTGTTACTTGTATAGCTGCATCATTGAGATATAGACTATCCACAGATAATTGTGTTTGTACACCGAAGCTGGTTACACCTGGAATGCTGGTAATTCCAGGACCCAGTGATGTACCCGACAACACAGTCACTCCGTCAATTTTAAATTCTTTGCCTGTGGCTAAATTTATGTGTTCTGAACTAGTCCATGCAGCACTGGCCAATGCAGGTAGAGCATCATTGTAGCCTTCGGCAGTTGCAGTACCGCTGGTAGCCTGTGCTGCTTGACCTACATCATGCCATAAAAATACATGGCTAGCAGCTCCTTGTAGTACCACTCCGCCGCTAGCCGCATTTGCATCTGTGGGCACAATACCGGTTTGTTTGGCCAACACTATGTTTTTGTCTTCAATAGTCACAGTACTGGTATTCACTGTGACTACATCTCCATTCACAGTTAGGTCTCCCTGCACTGTGAGACTTCCACCTATTTGTACTTCACTAGTAGGAAAGCCATCATATAAACTAATTCGACGAGCATCAGCTTCTATGGTGACTGCTGATTCTGCGATAACATCTCGTCTAACGTTGAAAGTCATCTGCTTGTTTGAAGCAATGTTGGCAATGATTAAATTACCGTCTTGAACTTGAAATTGTCCTTGGTTGGCATCTCCAATAATCAAACCTAAATTTGATGAAATAATAATCTGTCCGTTAACAATATTACTTGTATCGTTTCTAACATATAGGCTTGCAGGTTGTCCTCCAAGTTTTTCACTGTTTGTCACAGTGACGTTGAATTTAAGATTAGTCAATGTTCCTGCGCTGAATCCAGGTATGATGCTGCCACTGAATCCATCAATGGGAAGTTTGGGAGTGAATGCGTCTTTGGAAAAAATACCCAGCAATATACCGTTGGCATAGAGATATACCACCACTCGATTTTGATTTAGTGAGTCTAGAATATTCACTACCTTTAAACCACTAATACCTTGAGTTACAGAATAATCTGGCCCTAATAATATTGTGTTTGTGCCGTCAAAGAAATACAACTGCTTAGCCACATCATTGAACCATAGATCTCCCACACCCAGATTCAAGGGTTGTTGACTGGATATTGTAGCAGAGCTTACTGGTACAAAGCCGGTTCCGCTGTAGACTTTTAATTTTAATTCACTTACATCGAACCAAATCTGTCCTCTAATAGGACTTGTAGGTTGGCTAGAGCTGGAAAAATTTTCCAACAGTTTGACAAAATTTTCATTAATTGATTCACCAAAGCCACTGTAGTTTTTTCCTACCAGTGTAAGATCTGTTGATAACTCATCTATCTGACCATCTGCCACTGTGGCTAAAATTGTTCCGTCAGTTTTGTTAATTGTATATGCCATTTGTTTTTACCTTAGAATGCTGGCGGACCAGAATGAATAATATAATTCAATGTCAAAAACGGATTTATAACTGAAAATTCTTGCCCCAGTGTTCCGGATGTTTTAATGCCTCCCGAACTGGGGATATATTGACTTTGTCCCACAGTGGTTGGACCTTTTTCTGAGAAAGATCCCACATCACTAGGTATGGCACTATCTACTCTAGTTGCAAAGTATTGTTGTCCAGTTGATCCTTTCATGTTGTGTTCATGATCTGGTAAATTCAATACAGTAAGCGTGTTGGCACTTTGTCCACCGCTGTCACCGAGATTGTCGGGAGCGGTGCCGGATACTCTATCTACATTTCCGCCACCTGCATCAATAAAGCCACCTGTGCTATTAGGCACAGTAAAAGCATTATCCATATTGTCTTTGCCAAGAGGAAATCTACCTCTGAGATCCGGTACCTTAAACGTATTGATACCGTTAAGAGCTGCCGCTCCATTGTAGGTTGTGCCAATAACATCATATAAATCAGAATATTTTGTCTGTTCAAGTTCGCTGCCGTCGCATAAGATATAACCATATGGAGCTTCTGCCCCGGCATACGGCAATATAGCTCCAATCGGCACAGCTAAATCAGCAACAAAGGTGTTTCGTGTTTCTTTGATCAGACCAATACTAGGTCGAAAAACCAATACAGTATCTTGCGGGGTCGATATTAAAGGAAAAGGTTCGTCTTTGCTACTGATTAATGCAGAGGTCAAGGTAGTAGTAAATGTTTTAGTATTTCCGCCCACCTGTCCATCGAATATAAAAGATGGAGCTGTTACGTCTCCTTCCATTTTAAATGTTGATGTAAATTTTAAGTTTGTTGCCGTAGATGCATTGCCGACAATGTTTCCGGTCAAAACTCCTTCAATAGTTTCAGCTATTAAATTTTTAGTTCTAACATTTTTCCAACGTTTCAACACCGTACCACTGTCATAAAAATCTGTAGCAGACGGCTGTATATTATCAAATTCGCTGACTCCGGTAACTTTGAGCCCATCTCCAATAATTAGATTCTTTGTAATAGCTGCGCCGCCGGCAGTTCTAAATGTACCGTTATTGAAATTAGAACTTGCTGTGGTGCCTGTTAGAATTAGTGAACCATTGGTTTTAATATTGCCATCAACATGTAGGGCCTCATCTGGCGATAACACATTGATACCCACGGTGTTGCCAATTACTCGTAGTACTGTGGATGGAATACCATCATTATTAATTTGCAAATCGATACTGCCGCCGGGAGTTGAATCATAAATCCTAGAAGCTACATCTGAAGTGGTAAGACTAAATGTACCATTGACTCCGATAGTAACACCTTGATTATTTCTAACATTGATGCCAAATTCGGTGGTATTGACAATATCAGAGCGCAAGAATTTGGCTGCAGGAATTTCAACATCTGAAACAATCAGTGACTCGGCAGATGTTGCAGCTCCATATATTTTGGTATCAAATCCGCCAAGACCAATATTGTTTTCTGTAATGTTTAGTCCAGACTTGATGGTAATAAATCCTGAAAGAGATAATTTTGGAGTAAAACTATCCTTGCTGAATATAATTACTGGAATATCTTCAATGTAAAATATCAATATCACTCTAGATACGTTATCTGAATCTGTAATAGATTCCACTATAGGACCGCTTCGTAGTCCTGTTGAAAAGTTAGGTCCTACTAGAATCCAGCGTGTGCCACTGTAGACATATAGCTGTTGATTGGTGGTGTCTACCCATAGTTCTCCAACTTTTGACTGTTCAGTAGAAGGTTCAACTCCACCTTTCTGGATGTTGCTGGCTGCCTTCCAGGCTGTACTGTCCCACAACTGAAGTACACCGTCAGTTGTGTTATACCACAGTTGACCTTCAACAGGATTTACTGGTTGTGTTTCTTTGGCAAAATTTTCTAACAGTGCTAAAAAATTTTCAGCTATTGTCTGACCGTATCCTGTTACGTTTCTACCAGGGAATGTTAAACTGGTGTCTGTGCTGGAAGTATTGTCGTATACCGTGATTGGTAACTTGTTGTCTTTGTCTGTAAAATTAACAATATATGGCATTTTTAGACCTCAGTGAAACTGGTTAAACTTTGAATACGTATCGTGTAGTCAATTTGTAACAGTCTATTTAATGACTTTTGCACAGGATGGAATATCACATGCGTTAACAGCTTTCCGGTTCCCAATGGGTCAAAGGATACTAATCCTAATTCATCAAACACAAAATTGCCACTCATATCCACACTGTTGTCAAATGCTTCCTGACCGTCTGGCTCACCGTAGTCTAATATGCAACTGATGATGATATCACTATAGGTAGCTCCGCTGACATGGCGAATCTGCATTTTATTTCTTATAGGATCTACGTTTTCTATAGCAGTTTGATCTATGACTTTTTGGAATGTTTGATTATATAGGCTGGTGTTTATGCCCACTGTATTGGGTGTTAGATACGTGATAAGACCTGTGGGATCAACGTTTGTGCCACCATTGCCAAACACCATTTGATATAGCGTGCCTTGGCCTTGATTGCTAAGACTGTTTACCATGGCCACACTCATATTTTCATAATGAATTGCGTTTCTTTTGTCGATTAAAACTTCACCGCTGGTTGGATCAAATATCTTTATATGACCTTCAAAATGAAATCCACCGGTTTCATTAGGCAGTTTTTCAGGTTTTTCGCTATTGTTTGGCATGATGTTTTCTTGTTGGTTATTCATAGTAGTATTTATTCGGGCAATTCAGAGGTCTTGGCAGCAATGAATTCTGCAATAGGAGTGCGATTAGACAACAGTGTTACACCCTTGCTAGCAGAAAACTCACTTCTTTCATACCATATTCTTCCCAATTTCCTTATAATTGTAATTTTAGCTCCCACTGCTACAGGTTCGGTCAATCTAATGTATGGAGTAGTTCCATTCACTGAAAATTCAGCTTCTACAATCTCGTCGGCCGATGGACTGCTGGCTCCATTAGATTCCATGTATATATCTAAAGGATTTTTACGTAATCGTCTGCCTGAAACAAACACCTCCACTTGATCGCAGGCACCATAGCTAGAAGGAATAGAATGTCTGTACCAACTGGTTCGAACTGCCTGAGTTGGTGTAAAATCTAAAGGGCCAATTAACAATGTACTACCGTCACTGATAAAATTAGATTTTTCTTGATTCTCTGTATAGGGCAGAGTATCATCGGCACCTGCATTAATAACATAACTGCCTGCGGCATGAATTTCTGCAATACCTGTGCCAAAACAACCACGACGTATCTGTGACAAAATATTGCCATTCTTTTCAAAATAGTCAATACGCTCATTATTGATGATAACCACTCCGGGAATTCTTCTACTCGGTATAGGATCAGATAATTCACTGCTGTCAGTGACTTCAATTTCTGTGTCATAGTAAGTCAGTGCTTTGGCCAGGCTAATAGAGTTAGATATTGAATGCCGTTTGTAATGATAGTTGTTAAGCATATCTTTGAAAATTTCAAATGCACGATTTGGTTTGTATATAATGTTGCCAAACTGCACTATTTTTATAAGATCATCAACTGTTGAATCTTCTGTGAGATATATCACTGATCTTGGAGCATCTAATCTGTAGTCTGCATCTTTGGTCAGTCGTTGACCATTTTTATACACCCAAACAAAATTCTCATCTATGGGTTGTCTTGGCAATTGAAACTGTACCCGACCTCCGGTATATTCATCTGTAATCATATTCAGTGTGGGATACTCACTAAAACAGATTATCTGTATATCATCATTGAGAGACAGATTTACTGTGGCAGGAATTACTAGATTATTTCCAACTATAGAATATTCGGCTCTCACATTAGTTTCTATTCTTATAATATCTCCTAGTGTGAGATTTTCTGTGGGAATGTTGATTAAATTTGCGTTTCCGTTATAGGTAAAATCAATCACAAACTGCTGTAGTACTTCGTTGATATAGACCTTTATACCACCTGACGTAATAGTTCCAATAGACTCTGCAGGATCTACTCCCAAGGTGATATTATTGTTTGTGCCATCGTATACGAGATAGGTGGTATCGATTCCCTGCAAGAAAGTTCCATTGACATTGACTAGCACCGAAGATATTTCAGATGACCTTTGTAAATTAACAAATTGATCTACAGGAATACTACGAGTGCTGCCGTCAAATGGCACAGTCTGTTGATTTATTCTAACAAAACTGAGATTATTAGAATTGGCATATTCGCTGGATTCAAAGCATATTATTTTTATCACTTGCCTGAATCCCGGAGCTATTCCAAATTGAACCATGGTTTTATTTTCAACGCTGATAAAATCAGAGCTGTTTACAAATCCGGTATCTATTTCTTCGCCATCTAATGTGACCAGTACTGCTGAAGTCTGCGCATACTGAGCATTGGTTAAAAATAAGTTTGTTGTGCCATCTGCTACAAATTCTTGATAGTCAATTATTCCAATACCGCCTATGCCTATAGATACAATTTCTATTATATCGCTGATTGCAGGAGCAAGATTGAATTCAATTTCATTAGCCACAAAATCAATACTGAAATTAATGGTGCTGTCTCCAATATATTCCTGTTTGATTTTATTCACATACACTGTGACTGCTTTAGATTCTACTATAGTAAGTCCAATTTTAAATCTACGAGTGGACCCATCACCTATGTATCCACGATGTTGCAAAGGAGCGGCTCCTGGATCAGTTTTGTTAAAAACTTTTATACTCACACTGTCTAGAATTTGACCTGGAACATTTTCCTCAGGTGCTGGTACCTGGTCCGGACTGACAAATTTTTCACCATCTATGACTATTTCTTCTGGAGTCATTCCAGATGCTGAAACATAAGCACCGCCTATATTGGACAGTGTACCTCCACTAATCCTAGTGTCTAGAAGATTTACATCACTGATTGTTACAGATCCGTCACTGTCTAATTTCCTAAAGATCAAGGTGTCGCCAGGCTGAGTACTCAGGTATCTGTGTATTTCTATAATTTTTGTAGAACCATCGCCGATAAATGTTGGCATTTCTGCGTTGGCATTTGTGCGCACACTAGAATCTAAACTAGGATCGTATAATGGATCGTCAATTCTAATAGGTCGACTAGTTCCTAACCGTTGGATATAGATTGATATTAGCTGATTGTTTTCTGGAGTATAGGGCAAAGATACGAATGTGGTGCTGCCGTCTGCAACATAATAAAAATCGTTGCTGGATTCTACACTGTCCCAACTGTCAGTGAACCATGGAAGAGCATCCCAACCTCCAGTAACTTCAAAGGTTGTACCCTGAACTTGTACACCTCCAAAATCTATACCGGTCATTAGCTGGACTAATTCTTGTCCTTTCATGCCACTTGTAGGAGCATAGTATTTGTTGATTCTATCAATGCTGTCTAATAATAGATCATTCTTTTCATAGGTAATAACAATTATATCTCCAGCCAATGGCGGTATATAGAATTTTATTTTTCCTTTTAATAAACCATAGGTGTCCGTGCTGGATGTGTAAAGATTTATTTCATAGTCTGTGTTCAACACTGTTTGATTGTTTTTTGTTACTGAAATCTTGGTTTTATCTCTAGTAGGTGCATAGATTAAATCGAAGATTGCACTCGAACCAGTGGCTGTAAACGATTGAGTATTTGACAGTTGACTATATGTTCCTGTTTTGTTAGTTCTGTCAAATCTCATAGTAATGTCAAAAGATCTTACCTTGCTGTTACCCAGCACTGCTGCTGCTTTTGCAATGTTGACTGATGCTCCATTACCGCCAACAAGACTAACTACAGGAATATCTGTGTACCCAGATCCTTGAGTGATGACCTGTATGCCTGATACTTTGCCGCTGGAAACGTATGCCTGTGCTGTGGCTCCTGATCCGTTGCCTTGAATTAATACCGTAGGAGGGGATGTGTAGTCACCACCACCATAGGACACAGAGATAGCAGTGATAGAATATCCGTTGTTTTCTTGCCAAGACTTCCAAGGATATTCATCAAATCTATTGTAGTATTGATTTACGGGCAGTATCTTTCCATCTCTAACCGAATATGCTGGTGGCAGATCAAAGTCAGAAGTTGCAGCTCCGTTAACATCAAGATTAGTGTATCTGCTAGTATATTCTCTAATGCTAGTTCTATACGGTTTTACTTCTTCTATGTATTGTTGAAAACTTTGTAGATTATCATTTTTATAATTTTTAGGTTGCTCTAATGCGCCAACGTTATGTATAGCATTTAAGAAGCTGGTCTTGAATGCCCAATCAATGTAGGTCTGTTCTGAGAAAGCATACTTGATGGATGAGAAAAACAATTTGTTCCATTCCACCGTGAGATCATCAACAAAAATATTTTCTTTGGCGGCCTTGAGAATAAATCTTAGTTCTTTGGTTGGTTGAAGATCGTACAGAGCAGCGTCATAGGATCCCACATTGTCGTAACCCAAGCTATTGACCATTCTATTGTACAATATATCTTTGATTTTTATTGTGCCACGCTGTTTACCCACAAGATTGTAGTTGTCCAACAGGGTTCCTTGACCCTCTTCTGTTTTCGCCAATACGGCCCACCCGCCGTTAGAATATTCTTTTATTCTAATTAGATCTCCCACTTGGGTTTCTATAGAAGGTTCTTGATAGATATTGCCAATTTCTTTGATTATTCGTGAGCTTGGAGAATATCCTTGATCCCACCAATCTATAAATTCCCAATAGACCGTGGTATCGTAACCCTGAGATTTGCTACGGTAAAAAATTCTGCGTTGTTGGTCCCAACCATAAATGCTCCAAAATCCATTGGCTGTGCTGTCACTGACCAGCAGCACTGAAAATGGTCTAATTTTCACTATGGCTGTGGAGTATTTTCTTCCTTTTGATGTTACTGTTATAGAGTTAACCTTGCCCTGAGTGTTAAGTGTTATCACTGCTGTGGCGCCAAATCCATCTCCTTGGATTTCTACATATGGCACAGTTCTATATCCAAATCCTGGATCTACAATATCAATGGTATCAATTTCGCCGTTGATGATATTTGCAGAAAACTCTGCTTGGCGCACTTTTACAGTGCCCACTTGTTCGAGATCAATATTAGAATCAACAATAACATCGTACTGATTTAATAACTCTCCAGGAATAGGATCTAATTTATTAAGATTTTCAAAGTTGATAGTATCTGCAAACGGTCTAGTCAATAAAATATCATTGATATTGTCTATGGCAATTTTCAATGCTTTGTCTCTGTTCACAAACATGCTTTGACGGGGTCTTACGCTAAGTCCATATTTTTTCTTTGCAGGAAGTTTTGGATCTGGGACTGTATTGCCGGCGCGATCCTCACCCACAAGACTATCTAACCATTTTTCTTCAAGCGTAGCCGTAGGCAGGCTGTCAGCAACACCGTTGGTCAACAATTGGTATTCTCTGTGAACTGCATTCAATTGCTTACGATTTTTAATGTATTCAAAATTAATTAAAGCGGTATCAGTGCTTATCACCGTAGGCAAATTATAGGCCAGGAATTTGTCCTCACCAATCACTGCCATAAATGCAGCACCCGAACCTATGGGATTTTCAATGGCCAACTGTATATCTCTGGCGGAAATTTTTCGCTGAGCTAATGACGGCACGATAGTTTTAGATTTTACCCAATAATAGTGTAGTGTGCCTGTAGCAAGACCAGTATTGGGGTTGAAAAATACTTTAGTGTTGTACACCGTATCATCTATGAATTTTGGCTGACCAGATATACCCTCTGCAAGACCTTCTACGGTATCTGCTAAGATGCTCCATTCTGATGGCAGTAACGGACTTGCCACCCATTCATAGATATCTATAGAAGACCCCACTACCTGTGAATTCCAATTGCCAATTCTGTAGGCAAAATCATCTTGTTCATAATTCAAATATTTTACCGTGCTAAGGTCCCACCATATCTGTCCCACAGGTTTTTCAAACCATGCCTGAGTTTCATCTATAACTTGTTCTTCTGTGGCAGTGATATAGATCGCAGGATCATACACAGTTTTAAAGCTGATTTCCTGTTCGGCCTGACCCAATATTTTTAGTTTATATCCATCTACAATGTCCAGATCGGTGATTTTTATGTTGTTAACATTGTCAAATAATTCAATGTTTTGCAGTAGATCAATATCTGTAAGTTTGCTTTGTTGACCAATAGTTTTGAAACTATCTGTATCGGCGGATGTTTTAAACAGTCTTACTCGTCCCGCTGGAGCACCGTCAACTTGATAAGTGGGTGATCCCACCACAATGATTGAGCTGGTAGTGTCGATAGAGTACCCAAACGATTCTCCTGACTGAAACTCTGCTTCTAGTTTTTCTACCAAGAAATAACCTGTGTCTTTTCTTTGGTAGACATAGACCTGTCCAGGAAAACCTCTTGGATCGGAAAATGTAGTTCTACGTTTGTCAAAGGTTGTAAAATTAAATTGCGTGGTAATGGAGTATCCTGCATTCTTGGCAGCCACTACAATTTTTTCTGTGGATGGACTTATAGATATGCTAGAACCAAAATATTCATTGGTAAAATATTCAAAACTTTGTAATTTTTGTTTCAATCTAAATTGACGCACAGAAGAATCGCTGTCAAATTTAAACACATAGGCAGCGCCTTGATTCTGCTTGGTAATATCTGCCAACGGGCTGCTGGCCACAATGGTAGTAGCAGCAGCGTCTATGTCTATGGCAAATCCAAATTGATCTCCAGATGCTATGATTCCACCATTGCTAGTGTCGTTGATATCTGACAGTGAATCTGCAGTTATGGTCTGTAACAGGGAATATCGGTTACCGGCATCTCTTTCATATATAAAAATCTTGCCGGTGGAGGGTGACGCACTATCTCCTACATTTGACCAAGGCAATCCCGCATCTGGATACTGTGCTAGACTAGTTATAGATGATGTAGTTGCGTCTATCAACCTGTGATATCCGCCCTGCCATTTGACTACATCGCCTTCTGTGTATTCCTGGTACAGATTCCAATTACCCTTGTAATTAGAAAAATACTGTCCGTCTGAATTAGGTGCTCCTACAACTAGAACCGCACCATCTCGACTCATGGTCAAACTTATACCAAATTGATCTCCGTCCTTGACTAGTTCTGCCAACTGACTTGAACTCAACAGGCCTTCTGCAAGTGTTGATCCGTCATCATCCATAGCCACATTTGTTGGCAATGAACATTGTGTGGACACAGGATCTAATTTTCTCCAATTAGTTGGCACGGTAGGCAATATTATGCCGCCTTGATTGTCAACTACAGATTCATACAAATCTCCCTGATACCATACTATCGATTCAGCTGGATAAAATACTAGAGACGATGATTGATATAATCCTAGATACTTGGTATTTTCTAAATGCTGCCATTCTGTACCGTTGTAGAAATATAGATATACTCGACCTCGACCTGTATTAGCGCCTAGTGCTGGATCGCACAACGACCCCACTGCTGACACTGCCATATAATAGGTATTGCCGGACACACCAATTGAAATAGCACTACCAAATTGTTCAAACGCTGCTTGGCGGGGACTTACAAAACTATGAGCAATTTCCCACTGTCCTTGAGAATATCTATACAAAGAGATCATGCCCTGATCTGTAAAGCCATTTCCTCTGGCTGCTGGATTGGCATTCACTATAGTAGCTGGTTTCCAATCTTCACTGTTGAAATTTATAGAACTGCCATCTCCTGCACTGATATTATTCACGGCTTCCCAAAGTTTGCCCTGATACAATACAGTTTCGCCTACAAGATAACTGACAAACTGATTTAACTCTCCTAGATAGCCACTTTTTACACCGCTGGCATTTGGTGAGCCAACTGCTAACCATCTATGATCAGGACTTACTGCCAATACCTTACCAAATGATCCTAGTACTGCTGTATCAAAACCGTCAGGTGGGGGTACTATCTGTTTCAATATCAATTGTGATCCAGCAGTCTGTGCTGTATAAATCATCACGTATCCAGAGTCCGGTATGCTGGTGGCAATTTGTTTGAGGCTGTCTAGATACAACACCGCGGTACCTGTGCCGAGAGGGGCGGTAATTCCGTATTCAGCAAATTCAAAAGTTGAATATTGTTTGGTTTTTTCTATGACTTCCCACTTGTTGTCGCCATTGTTGTCCACCCATAGTTTTGATCCAAGACCAAGCAGTGCAGTTTTTTGGTCATCTAATTGTGCGTATGTTGCGAATCTCACTGTGGTGAAAATTCCTACCACTGCCGAGGTGCTGTCTTCTATTTCTGGATCATCTGTAGACGACGGTGCTATAATAATGGTGTTGCGTGTTACCGCAGTAATCTTAAAGAATCCATTGAGATTTAGCACATAGGTGATGCCTACAATATCGTTAACTGAAAAATTATGCAGTCTTTCAAAAGTTAGTTCTATTTCAGTTTCGGATAATTTTTCAACTCTGCTGATTCTCAACGCTAATTCTTCATTGTAACGTAGCACAGTCCATGACGATTTATCAAACGTGATCCAAAAATGAGTGTTGTTGAACACTGTTCTAATATCTAAATCAAGAATGTCATCCTTGTTTTTAAGAATAAAATCCACATGTTTTTTGTTAACATACCCTGCAGACCTAGAGACCCCATCATAGTCAATTAACGGGTTAAGATTGGTAGTAAAGGGAGTGTCAGCTATAGAAAAATTAGATGATTTTATTCTTAGATATTGATCTAAAACAACACCCGCATCTTCACTATAGGTTATTAATATAGGTTGTGGATTAATAGCAAAGGCATCTTTTTTGATTTCAAATTCGAATTCTTTGGTTTGATCTGTGCCGCCATATTGGGCTATTTTAAATGCCCACTCTTCTTTCAATACCACACTGTCATCATCTGTTCGACTGATTTTATCAAACACTTTGACAATAGCGTTGGCTGTGCCTTTTTCTCTAATGAATCCTTGATAAATTCTAAACTGTGTAATTTCGTCTTCGGCTAAATTTTCAAGATATTCTCTAGGTTGATATCCCACGGCATGTCTTGCAAGGTTTCGCTGGCTAGACCCAACACCGTCAGTGTTTACTTCATAATAGTCTTCAAATTGATTTATTCTATAATCAAAATTTGGAACCAATGATTTAGTTGGGGTAGAGTCAAGTTTAGTCCACCCGGCATCTTGAAATTCTGCTGTGCCTAGTTGACTATACTTGCTAGTCCAATTGTACGATTTGTAAGCGACAATATCACCTAATTTGTAGTCTACAAAAGGTTGCCAGGCCTGTATGTTAACATTGTCAAACAAAAATCCAGGGCTGGTATAATCGCCATCCCAATCAACTGTACGGAATCCTCGACTCTTAATACGTTCTTGACGATAGCCTGTTGGCTTATCATAGATAACATCATTGAAAACTGTACGATCATCAAACACAACTACGTGTTCTTTGAGCACAAAATGCAATTTTAAAAAATATACGCCTTCATTGGTATCTGTGGTTGATATAGTAATAGTTTGAAAATCTCTATTGACATTGATATTTCGTGGTGACAACGTGGCTCCGTCATTCTTTAAAACCTGATAATCATAAAAACCATCTAGTATATTGTCTGCTACTCCCACGGCGAAATTAATTTTCAACAATGATGCTGCCGGACTTAGTGTCAGCAAAGATCCTTCGGCCCAATTATGCTGACTCCAAAACATGAATTCTTTAGCAGATGTAAACCAATCTCTGGCTGCTTGATACTGCGGATCATAAAAATCAAAAACAAACCCCACGCTTTTGAGATATTCTTGATAGCCTAGAAGAAAATCTATCACCTGTTGAATATCAGTCACCACTGCGCCGTAGAATAATTTTCTTATTTTTAGTTTGTTGAAATTTCTTCTTCTAAAAGCAGTAATTCCGCCAGTGATCGGAGCTCCTGCTAATTTTCGCCATGTTGCGGTGCCGTTGGGAGTTTCTTCAAACTCAATACCGCTAGTATGGCTGCGTATGCTGCGATAAAATTGATTTTGATATCGTATGACTATTCCATTGCCATAGAATTTTTCACTTTCCCAATCAAAGAAATTCTCACTGACTCCACCTACTTGGATAACAGGATCGCGCTGAGATTGCACGGCGGCATAATAATTAAAAAAAGCATTGGAATTATCATAACCGCTGATTTTGTATCCTTGGTTCGTTTTTTCTATAATTACTCCGCTATACACAAGGTTTGTGATCGGTGCGCTAACATTAAAAATTATGTCATAATTCTCTGGCGGGATAAAAATACTGCTAGAAGTTGATTTTGGATTCTTACTGTCTAGTACATATTTTTGTTGTGCCTGGTCGACAAAACCTGCCAATCGATTAGATAATTTAACATTAATATTTGACAATTTGTCTTCTAGATTGGCAGAGTCGGTAGCTGTGCTTTTTAAATAATTTACAATATAAATTACCAATCCTGACACCGGCTGATCTACAGTAGATTCATAAATTAAATCATCTATAGTCAAAAACATCTGCGTATTTGTATTAACTGTTTGTCCAAGAATATTTGTGGTTACTGCGCTTCGGTTAAAACCGTCTGCAATAAATTCCATGGGTTTTAACAATGATAATACTGACATGATAGCAAATGGCCATTCACTGCTGGATCTCCATGCAAATTCTACAGGGGCTAGATCTCCAAGTTGAAAAGCTCCTTGATTATTCACCAATGAAAAATTTCCAGCAAGCCCAGAATCTAAAGGACTCAACAATTGACCATCTCCGTCTACAGGAATGTGCTGCATGATTGAAGGGCGCTTGTACCTGTCTCGTATACCAGCACGATCACCTTGACGAATTATGCCATCTCTTAGATCTTCCCACAGAATTAAATTATTTGAAGTATAAGGTGCTGGACCGTATTCACTTTCCCACCATGTGGGTTTTTCTGAAAATCCCAGCATTTCCCACGGGCATTGGTGTGGCCTTGTTGTGTCATAGAACCATTGATAGACTCCTCTCCAATAGCCTGGTAGATTCACTGCGCCCGTAGGGTCAGTCATGTTGCTGTAGGTATAAGTGAAAGAATTTTGAGAATCATAATAACTGTTTTTTACGTAGTCAATGCTGGTGCCTTGAATCCATTTTAAAAATTCAGCATTTACAATATTGTCAACTTGAAGTTTGTTATACTGTGAGTTTCCGTAATACCCGCCAAGTATAAGATCAATGTCAAATACATTTTCTTTATATTCTTGTTTGATATTGTTGTAGATTCTGTATTCAAGTTCAAGTAGAACATCATCTCTAAAATCACCATAGGCCACAGTGATGCTACCGTCGTGTCCTTGTATGACTTCTTGTGGCTCAGCATAGGTATCGTCTAAGAATCTTCTAGGTAGATATTTTTTATATAATCCCATCTTGGTAGGAGTTGGTGGAATAAAATTCACAGCCGTAGACACATACTCTCTAATTTGAATTTTATCGTTTTCAGAAAGCTGTATTTTTAAATTTACAAAACCAAAAGTTGAATTAAACTCATAGTCTTTGTTATGTAAAAGTTGTTGATTGTTGTAATACACGTAGACTGCTCGAGAACTAAGTGTAGCAAGATCAAATTTTTCAGACAGTGCGAATGTTTTAATCCCCGTGTCTTCTACTGTGTAATCTATTGTAGAATATGCTCCACTACCAATCATGTCTGATCCAGCAAAGGGTCTGGTTGAATTTTGTGATCTACTGATTTCTTCTAGTATAGAATCCACAAAATCTTTTGGGGTTTGATCATAGTACAGTTCATTAGCTAGCGTGATGAAACTGTTTTTAAAATCTGTATAGGTTTTCTTGGCATACTGTATAGACTTGATGATATTGATTTCTTTATCGCATAACAATGCTATCGACAGCGGGGCAGGGCTAGAATGTTTTAGAAATCGTCTAGTGAGATTTTGAAATCCACTGATATCACGTAGATTATTACTGCCAGGATATCGTCCAACAAAATTATCTAGCATTTCTAATCCGCTAGAAATATGATCAGATGCTTGTCCCAGTGTGAATGTTTTTATTCTTTCATTTAGGGGATTTTTTTCCAGACCCATTGGTATTTCATAATATCCTAGATCAGGCACAGTATCTGCAAATATTTTAATTGTGATAACATCACCAACAGCAAAATTATTTGTGAAAGTAAATGTGTCGATGTTTCTTGTATAGGTGTCACGTAGTTGTACACCGTTGAGATAAAATAAAATCTTTGCTATTTTGTCATCTGTAAGTGTGGTCCAATCGACCACTGCCGTGACAATTTCATTGGTAATAGAATTTACAGTAATTGTGTCTATTATAGGTTGTACAACATTAGGATCTAATTTTAACCAACCATTGTCATACTGTTCATCTATATTAAATTTGTAAAATCCTGTGGCTAGATTTTGATAATAAAGTTTTTTATCAAGTGTGTAGTTAAAAACATCACTGTCTAGATTCCAGGTAAACTGTATATCTCCAACATTATCTATATTAAGATAACTGATAGCAAAGCCTAGCTCTTTGTCAAGACCGCCTATGCCTTGTTTGTAGCTGATAATCGGACTGCCAACAAACGAGCTCACTGGGTAAGAGTCAGCATCACTAAAACTTACAGCATTAGCATCGAACATGTCAAATAATGGGGTTTGATTGACCCCTGTTTTTGACTGACTCTTGATCCAGCCAACGCCGTTGAAGTGATACATGAATCCACGATTTACAAGTCCCCGTCTGATTAACACACATTCTCCCACTGCGGGATCTAGTTCTGAACTTCTTATTAAACTGATTTGTCTTGAATTGACATGTCTAATAAATTTCACTGTGTATATTTGATTATTTGCCAACTTGTCAGTGTCGTTGGTTATCAAAATTCTGGCACCATCAAAAAGACTTTCGCCATCGATAATATATCCGCTACTGCCTTCTATAACTGAAAACACATCTGTGGTGAAATCGTCTATGTAATCTACTGCGGGCATTGCCAGTGATCCGTGATTGTACAATTTTAAATTTGATTTAAATTCTATTATAGGACGTTTTGCTCTAGTAGTTTCATCTGCTTCAAAGCTGGATTGATTTAAGTTGTGAGCATAATCCAACACTGCTCTATGATACCATCTATTGTATCTTGACCATGGATTGGAATCTACACTGGCTCTGTTAATTGTAATGTAATCTTTGTCGCCTGGGAATGCCGCAGCGTCGTCAAAAGGTTGGGTATCAAATCCACCATTATCGAATAAAATTTCAGGCGAAGAATTTGCAAATGTAGCAGATACTACAAGATCAGCAACATTGATTAAGGAAATCTTTTCTCCTACCCCTTCTACTATCCATTTGTTGTTCATGGATTGATTACCGTATTTCGCCGGAGATACTGTGCCAGTGAAATAAATTATCATACCATTGCTGAAAGTTATACCATTGCTGCTTGTGTATGTGGTCTTGCCGAGAATCTCTTTTTCAATGTCAATTTTAGTGTTGCTTTCAATATTGGCAATGATAAATCGACCAAATCTATTTGGGTCAGTGAAACTTTGATAGAACAAAACGTCAGGAGCATCTAGAGGCACGGTGAAAGTTATTGTGCCATTTTCAGTTCCGTTATTGGTCAGTCCTTTATTATAGTCAAACGAGGTAGTCTCGTTGGCTACATCGACAAACTCCCAATCGTCGCTGTTTTCATCTATGGTACTGCCGTCTACAGGATTGATATTTTTTTTGGCCTTCCATATTTTACCGTCAAACACCGTGAGCTGCCCTTGAACATAGGGAAACACAGGATTGTACTGCAACGTACCTGTGTCAACGTTGGTTCTAATGATAAATGGATTACCTGGGGTTGCAACTTGGAATTTATAGGTCTGTCCTCGGTACAATGTGATTGCAGGATTATTGGTCAATCCATCTGGGGTGAATATAAAAACACTGCCCACCCCAGGTCTCACGCGATAGGTGCTGGTAATATTCTGTGCTTGGCCGAGAATTTTAATTGGAGGCGGTCCTGCAGGCACCCAATAGTATTCACGATAATTGACCAACTTGTCCCATTCTATAGGGGGATTCCAAGTATAGTGATCCTGTGATACTATTAGATCATCTCGTTCTTCGTTGTTGTTGAAAAATTTTATTTGATTTTTGAAATCTAAATAGTCCCAAAAGGCAGTGGCTTTTTGATCTTTTTCAACCACAACTGCTGGTTCCAACTGGTATCTGCTTCTTAGTGTTTCGTCACTGTCGAGATATACGTCCTTGGTGTTGAATGTTTTGCCGTATCTTCTGCCTATATATCCAACTTTCTTTTCAAGCACACCGGGCTGAGTCAGAGGATCCAGAGTTGCTGCTAGAAATTTTTGATTAGCTTCAGTTTGAAAAATCTGTGGGAGCAGTTCAGAAGTTTTTCTAATAGGTAGACCACTTTCGGGAAATATTTTATCTGCCATTTTTTATGCTCTTGTTTTAATAACTATATCAGCTGCCAGATGAAGTACTGGTTGACACGCTGGTAGTAAAAGTTGTAGAATTATTAATGACACTATCTACAGGGATTCTGAGTTCCGACGCAGAAATTGCAGTTACAATTTCTATGTCATCTACTGTAGCGCCACTGACAAAAATTTCATCAACTCTGCTTTGTATTTCAAATAGACTACCAAATGACTGTGTAATCTGTCTTGGCAGAATTACCATGTTGCTAATATCAGGTGCCGCGGTATTAATCACATATGTGATCAATTCACTGACGTAAAATCTATCACCAAAATCCCAATTATTAATATCAAAGAATTCATTTATGGCATTGATGATTTTAACTTTTAAATCGTTGTCATTGATCAATTTGTTTACGTTTTTTACTATTTTAAATTTTGCTTGAAATTGCACGTCGGCAGTTGATCCAAATAATACCTTGTAGACCACAGGATGATATATTATTTCATCCGATATAGATTTAATCAAATCTAAATTTGATCCGAATGCAATTCGTAGACTATCGCTGTTTGGTTCTTCTGGTTTTTTAGTTGCGCCTGCAAGAAAATTTCTAAATGCAGTGTTATAACTTCGTGTTAAAAGATACACATCAACAATGTTACTGGAACTGGGATCAATTCTACGATCAACATTGGCATTGTGAATGTACTGGAATTTAAGTCCTGCTCTGCCGTAATTTGCAGTATATGAACTTTCTAATACCAAAGTATTTGTGGTTCGATCAACTCGTTTGACCACATTTTCATTGCTGTCGTAGAAGTAGATTAGTTGGCCGTCGGTATAGTCATTGACATTAACTAGACTTTCTTTCTGCACAACGACAATGATGTTATCAGTATTATCCACATATTGTTTGATTTTATTGCCTGCTACATCTACAGATTCTTGGAAGAATAAAAATTTCAAATCAAAGTCTAGTCCTGCTACCTGCTCAAATGCTTCAGGATTGTCAATGACTCCGTCACTGTCAGAATCATAAAATTCAATTTTTATTTCTTCTGTGCTTTGATATCCGTCGTCAAAGGTAATAGCATCGCTGATAGCAAAACTAATATCTTGCTTCAAGGGATTCAAAAGATTACTGTCCGGGTTAATTCCTAAAATCTTAATTTGATCTTTGACCACATCACCAGTTTTACCGTTATAGGTTTTTTGTGAGCTATCATAATAAAATCTATTTTCTTCTATGCTACCAAACACATACTCTAAACCACGTATTCTAACAAAATATTCATCTGCCTGTTTAACAAATGCAATGATCCATGACGAATCTAAATTTTGACTAGTTGTGTCGCCACTTTTACCAAGGCTAAAATCATTTAACAAGTCAAGATTAGCAGTAGCTACTAATTTCCAAGATGCATCGATTACTGAAAAACGCAGACCAAAATTAAGATTAGCCAGCATGAGATTGATCATCTCGTTTTCTATTCCGTTAGGAAGATTGTTAACAAACTTAGCCACTATCCTAGTAGCAATAGCTTCTGATGGGATAATGTCACTGAACTGCACTGCTCCTAGTCCAGACGCTAGAATTCCCACACCTGCATTGGTACCGTCGCCTGTGATTTTTATAACTTTGGTCCATAGTCGATCTTTCTGTTCAGGATCATTGGCATCAGTAGTAACCAATTTGCCACGTCTAAAAGACTGGCCGGCTGGTGCTGTGAATTTAACCAATGTGCCCGGAGTGATGTATTGCAATGTGCTGGTAGTATATGACCCAACTTTTAAAATTGTACCATCAATAAAATTGTAAAAATATCCGGTAGAATTATTCACATCTGTGGTTATCTGTTTCCAGCGATAGTTTGTGTCACTAAACAAGATCTTGTCAAATTTAGTGAGATAAAAATTGTAGGTATCTGCAGAAGCAAAGATGGGTTCAATGCTGTTGCGTATAAAATTTATAATATCAATTCTATTTGTAAATTTAAATGCCAATGATTTTTCAATGTTCTGTTTATAAATAAGTCCATCGGCGGCAAATACATTTATACTAGAATACTTCCCGCTGGCATCAATCAAATCATAGTTTCTACTGATTCCGCTTGATATTCTATTAATTGCTTTTACTTTGAGAATGTTCTGTGAAGTAGATAATGGGGCAAGATTGTAGTCTTCTCCGGTAATCATTCTATTCTGGGTATAGTATTGAGCAGGAGCATTTGTTCTGATTGAAGCCACAGACTCACTTGGAGAAGATGAACTTACAGTAGACTTGAGACCCATGGTCAATGTAAGAGTGTGCCTGACACCAGTCTTGCTGGTATAGGGAATGGATATTGTGATTCCCCTCATTTCATTTGGTGATATTTGATAGCTTAAACCATTGCTGGTTCTATAATAGACTCGGAACGATCCTTGAGGTAAATTACCATATACTCCGTCTGCGAATGCTAGATCAATTCTATCATTTTCTTTTGTGAGCACTGAATAGATATTTCTAATATTGCTATTGATACTGTTATATGAAATGTTGTTGCCTATTAAACTCGATACCTTGGTCCATTCATTTAACTGTACTCCTGCCGAATTAAGTGCAAATAACCAAACATCATCATTGTTGATATTATTTGTATCTACAGCGATTAATTCATTAGTAGCAGGGACATCGATAGAAAAATCTGCTAGTTCAAGACTGCCTTGTTTGAACATGAGATAAAATCCAGTGTTAGCACTGGTCCCTCCTTTGCCGTCATTCCTATATATAAAACCTAATTGATTGCCGGGAAATGGAGTTTCTTCATAAATTTCTTCTTTGCCTTTGAAACTAGTGCTGACTAATTCAAATGCCATTTGGCGGCCAGAAACCACTTTGCTGTAGGCAAAAATTGGCACATCATTTGATGAGGTTCTAAATCGATATTGCTCTGTAGCAATGCCATCGATTGTTGCGGAACCTTGGCTGCGGCCAAATGCAGTGTTGTCTGTCATTGCAGCGTTTAGCACCGTGACGAATTGTTCTACCCAGTTTTGATTGGTTGGATCATTCCACACAATTGTCTGTTGAGCCAGATTTTTACCGTTGTTATCTAAAACACTTTCTGTGGTGCTGACAGTGTCAAATTTTAACAAACCCTTGGCTGATATGTTACGTTTAGCATTATAACTCAACATTTTAGCAAGACGAAGTACACTTTCTTTTCGTTCCGCTAGTTCAATAAAATTTTCACGGCTGGCTAGATCTATTCTAAAAGCAAGACTCTGTCCAAGAAATGCAATAGCATCAATCAGAGCAAGATATTCACTGCTTTCAATATAATCGTTAAAATCTTCTGGATAGTTTTCTCTGAAATAGGCAATAATAACTCTGCGAAGATTTTCAAAATCATAGCTTTTAAAATCAGCACTCTGAAAAGTCTGATAGATCCTAGTCCAATCTTCGTTGAGTATTAAATTATTTTGTCTAGACGTTGTGGTCATTTTACTATCCTATCATGTATTTAACTATAAAAATAAACTGCTTAGTAAATGATTTTGTTTTCTCTATCAAAATCAAAAGTCATTCGTTCATTGATATTAAAAGGCAGATAGGTTATATCAGCTTCTATTCTTATTCCCATATCGGTGGAATCAATGCTTACTCCGTTGATTTCTATCCTAGGATCATAATTGATAATCTGTTCAACATCGTCTGTAATTAATTTTTTAACTTCTTCAGTAAATTGTTCAAATAACAAATCCCATAACGCTGTGCCAAAATCAGGATTTTCTAATTTTTCACCTTTGCGAATATAAAAATGATTGATGATATCCTGTTTTACCAAATCGATGTCGTATAATTTAAATCCATTTTTGGATTCTTGAGAACTGAAACCTTTGTAGGTAAATGCGGTGTTGCCGCTGGTACCGGTACTGGCAGTTAACGCAGCCACTGATTTTTTGTTATATATTTTTGCCATTTTATGTATCCCTATCAGTGTTTTTTGGTGTTAGCAGTGTTGGGGCTTGATTCTCATGTAACGCCCAAGGTTCGTGCATGGGAATTCTTTTCATGATACTGTCTAATGTTCCTGCGGAGTATCGTTTTTTATTGCCCCAGGTTGAACTAGAACTAGTTTTAATATTAGCATGAGTTTTTAATGTAGAGGCCGGTGTGGCAGCTACTGCCAATCCAGAATTTAAATTAATGTTGCCTCCGTCAATATTAGTGTCTGATGATTTAATATTGGTTGCTCCGCCTGATGACAGTTTAGTTCCTGATCCGGAAACTAGATCGAATCCTGCACCGACAGTGATTTTCCCATTTTGAGCTGCAATTAAATTCAAATTGCCCACTGCTTCTATTTGGATGTTGCCTCCTGCGGCTTTTGTGTTGACATTTCTACCAGCTTCAAAATTTATATCTCTATCGGCTCTAATATTAACATCGTTTTCTGAATGTATGGATATGCTATCTTGTGCATATACATCAATTTTTCCATTGCTGGTCAGTTCAACCCATGCGGTGCCACGTGAATTGCCTATATAGATTAAGTCTTCACTGTTGTGTAACAATATCTGATGGCCAGTTCGTGTACGCAGTCTTACATATTCATTGTAAGGAATATTTGTATCACCTTTTTCTTTCTTAAGTGTATCTGCATAGTCTAAAGGTCCTTGGCCGGCTGGTTTTTTTCTTATGAATTGATCATCCCCGTCGTCAAAAACCAATTGGGTGCCACCTAATCTACTAACAGGAACCGTTGATGGACTTTGTGCCTGCCGTTTACCAATAAACTGTTTTTTTGCATTGGGGCCTCTATCAAATGGCCCGGGGGTTGATATTCCAAATACTGTGTTAGGAATGTTCCTTCTTGAAGTACTTGTGGTAGTTCCACGTACATCGTCTTCTAACAATCCCTGTTCTAAAAATACATCAGCAATAGGATGCACCGGTTTTTTTATTTTATCAGTTTCTAAAGATTTATCTAGCGCATTGGTTTTTCTATTGATTTCTGCCACAGGAAGAGGCCGCGTGGTATCGTATTTTTTCTTTTGTTCTGGTGTCAGTTCAACCGCGGCGGAGCCTCCAATTGCGGGAATCATGTGATTCATAAATCTGCTGGGCACACAAGCAAACCAAAATCCTTCTGCAGTATTACCATCAACAAAAGCACACAGTACAGTGGTGCCAATTTCAGGAGTTGGAAACCACATGCCATAACTTTTTTGTGTGTCATTGTAATCAGTTTTATTCAAGCCTAAATTTTCATACGCAGTGACTCCATAAAAAGGACTGGCATATCTTACTGTATATGTCTGACCTAGGTCGCCAATAGTATTTCCATTATCTCTTGATATTGACACTTCTAGTCCGCTCATAAATCCGGGATCCAAATATCCTACAACCTTGGCCATCATTATACCGGAGCCGATTTTTCCAGAGCTTTCACTAACTGGGGTTCGTTTTTCAATAGACATTAGAAATTTAATCCTTGATCTTCATCATATTTTATACTATCATCTTCAGTATCAACTACAGTAGTTTTGGGAGGTTCTGGTTTGGTGGTATCATACAACATCTGTGACTGCTTGCTGATTGCTTCAGATCCATCAATGAAATCTTGTGGTTGTCCTAGCAGTCTACCCATATTTAAAGTCTGTTGAAATGTGCCTCCGGAAAATTTACTAGTCACCCAATTGATTTTGTAAATTCCGCTGAAGGGACTGACCCATTCTCCTTTAGGGAAATTGTAGAGACCACCTTTACCATTAGTTCCAAGATTGGGTTCTACGGGACTTCTCCAAGATAGATACACATATATTTCACTGCTTTCCCAACTCATGGTAGCATCTGCAGTGACCTGTCTGTTTGGACCAGGCTCGGCAAAATAATTGCTGTTAATCCCGCTGTCAGATATGAAAAAAGGATCTCCTAGAATATCAATATCAACAAGGGTAAGATCCTTGCTGCCATTCAAAAAAGCATTATTAAATGCATCTGCCACCATTTGTTCTGCAGTTTTATCGCCAGATGCCGAACTGGTTTTTATGCTATAATCCGGTTTCACTGACGCACCGCCTGTGACTGCTGATACTCCGCTTACTGCCTCGCCTGTTTGCACCACGGCTTGATTTTTTTGTTCATCTGCTCCTGTCTGTATGTCTTTGTTGGCTATGGCAGCATTTTTGTTCGGCGGTTTAGGCATTTGACCTTGATACCATAATGCATTAAGTGTGATGTCGAATTTTAACAAATCGTTATTTGTACCGGTGTAGATGTAATCGTAACGTTTGGCAATAATTTTGCTTAACTGGCCCTGGCCGGCCGGAGCAGCTGAAGGATTTTTTATTATGCCTGCATTCACTTTATAAGGCACAACTCTATAGATGTATTTCTTTGCACGAACATTTCTTTTGGTATCATATCCCAGTAGTTGTATCTGACAATCTAGTCTATACCACTCAACTTGACCGTTTTCATCAATTGCTTCTGGTTTGATAGCATCTTCAGCAAATTTAGAACTTAGAATAATTCGATTAATTACTTCACTAACTTTTGTCGTTTTTTGAGGGAAGGTGAACAATCTTAAATTAGTATCGATTGACATTTTCTCTTTAATTACTTTCTTTCCATCTTCATCAAGTACATCACTTTCATATTTGTAAACATAGTTTCCGCCAGATGTAGCATCAAACCCCATGGTGTTGGTATCACTGCCGATTCGCCCTGATCCAAAATCTAATTGAACTTCATCTTTAGTATCACTGATCTTTGTTTCTGCGGGTTTGTTGGGATCGGCAGTGGCTTTTAACACTTCGGTGGCATTTGTAGATTTAATTACACCTATATCATCTGAAGAATCTTTTGGAAATACAATTTGATATATATCTGCTAGATCCTGCTGGTCAGATTTGACCAAATCTTGTTGTATTCTATTTAGAGCATTGGTTAGGCTTCTTGAACCAGATGCCAATACACTCTTAACTGTTTCTCCTGTTATAGAAATGTCGCTGGGTAATATATTGACTAGATCACTGAAACCGCTGAAGTGCAGGGGCATAGCGACCACTGAATATTTGCTGCCACCTTCGTCAACTTTAAAGTTAATTTCATTTATTCTAATGGTAAAAAATCTAGTTAATTTAGCTGTTGATGCCAGCATGGCTCCGTTGTCCTTCATCCCTTTAAATTCTAACACTAGAAGGTAAGGAGTTTCTACTAGATAACTAGGATATCCCGCATTTACTGCTGCAACTTTCATGCTTTGTAAAAACATCCCCATTGAATACGGTTCGTACACATCGAATGTAATGTTACAATTATTGGTATTTCCTTCTTTAGCCCCTGGTGCCAAATTGTGTTTCATAGAGAAGTTGTCAATGAAATATTCTGGAGCACCATTCACTGTATTGGTTCTTCGTGCATCATAACGGCCTGCTGATGATAGAATTACATTTGATAATCTTGTGGGATTATTTCTGTATAAATCCGGATTGTTAAATTCGTTGGGAGTAAGGCAAGACAGCGTCCAGAGAGGAGAATATGAAGCAAACTGTTCCAGTATATTTTGATAAGGCGGTCCTCCTGCTATAGGTTTCAAAAATGATACAGCAAGCGGTGGAAGTTTTGTAGGATCAGGTTCCCATGATTTTATTTTATCTATGGCAATAGTGGCACCTTGAGAAAATGCATTGGTAACTTGTCTGGCTGTTCCGGTTACTGTGCTTATGGCATTAGTTACCTGTGAAATAGGATTACCATCTGGCTTGACAAAAGATTCTATTTTATTACCAATGTCTCTAAAACTAGGTGGGCTTGTTTGAGTATAGGCCGACCCTAGTCTAGCATATTTTTCTGTTGGAGTTTCACCTGAACCAAAAATTGACATTTTAAATTCCGATATATTTTTCTATATTTGATTTTTTTGGGCAGAATATAACGGTTCCCGGAACAAAATCAAAAATTGGATCTTTTATAGTTTCCATATTTCTTTGCGTAAACACCCACCATAGTTTGGCATTACCATAAAGATCAAATGCCAATAAGTCAGGACGATGTCGGTATTGTGTTTCTATAATATAACGATAATCATCTGCCTCTGAAGGCACAGGTCGAATAGTTAATAATTCTAAATAAAAATTATTTTCTTTTGTTGTATAATAGGGTGATGCTCGATTATATGAAGCCATTAGATGTATCCTTGGCCGCCAACAATTTGACCGTTGGCGTAACTTTTGAGATTGAATTGTCTTAATCTTGTTCTATTATAAATTGGCGCTACTGTTACCGATATAGTGCTCATTATAGGCACCCACGTTGGTGCTCCACCTTTAGGAGTATACTTGATATAACTTGTATCATCTTTGAAATCAACTGAAAAACTTTTTACAATTACAGGAACATTATTAAAAACTCTTGCACCGTATCCAGTGAGGTTACAGATAATAGGCGGATTGCCTACGTTTTCGCCCGAACCAAAAAACATCTTGGTGGCTGTTTTTAAAAACGTAGTTCCCTCAATCCAATATTGTGCATCAAGTTCATTTTCTACTGAGAACTCTCCAGAAATTTGTATATCATCAACCTGACTGTTCTTATAGGCATAGAATGGTTGTATATTATGGATTGGCTCTATCTGAGTATAGTTGGCCTTGGAAGATACTGTGATGTTTGGAAGATAAGGAAAAACAAAACCATTGGTGTCCACAAGTCTATTGAATGCTGTGCCAAACAATCCAAAATTGCAATTTATTCTCACACGCCAATCATTTACTGCGCCCGGCTTTAACTCGACAAACGATCCTTGTTGGGTAAATAATTCAGCACCGCTAGGAAGATTCTTACCTCTGGCCATACTTAAAAGATTGTTTACCATTCCTGCTGCACCTGATACTTTACCGGCAAGTGCAGCAATACCACCACCTAACCCGCCACTGGCCAATCCTAATTTGTCTAAACTTGCCCCTATCGCAGCACCAACATTACTGATACCACCAGCAATACCACCTACTTGGCCAGCAACACCGCCAAGTGCTCCGGCGACTCCCGAAATTGCACTAGTAGCATTTGAGGCTAGTCCTTGTAGAGCACCTCCAATGCCTGTGGCATTTGACGCAAGGCTCTGTACTGTGCTGTTGATACCGCCTAGAGCACCGGTGACTCCAGCCAGTGCTCCTTTGGCATCATTAGCAAGATTTCCTGCTGCGGCTGTGAACCCGTTTAGACCTGTACCTATTTCTCCGCTCAAACGGCCAACGGTGGCATCTAAATTTGATTTTAATGAAGCAAAATTTTCGGGAGCTTTTTTAATCGCTGCTGCGGCATCATTGGCCGCAGCTTCAACTTGTGTTGACACATTTGCAACCAATCTTGCTAAAGGATTACTGTTAGGTCCCGAAGAAGCTGTTAATGCACCCCCACCAAATGCTGCCGTTAATTTTTCATTAATGCCTCTGTTGTTAGCAACCTGTTCAGCCGTGATACCTTCAGGATCGCCGCTGGCTCGGTTGATTCGTGCAGCTTCTTGTGCTGGAGTTTCAGGATAAGAGTTACGTGCCATTTTGAGCAAATTTCCTTGTCATATAGACTATTTATTATTGACAAAATGTGCTATTATATTAATAACCGGAGAATTCTAAAACAATGACAATAATTACGCAGCCTCCTAAGATCAAGTATCTTACCAACAAGGATCTACTAAAAGAAATACATCTCAGCAAGAATACCTATTGCACCTACAGCGATCCTGCATACAGTGACTATGATTTAATCATCCCAAATTTGTCTAAAATCAATATTAGAACAATTGCCGATGCCAAGAGAAATCGTGCCATCAAGATGGGTAAAAAAGCCCACGAACTTGCACAGTCAGGTGGTAAAAAGTTTCCTGCCAAAGATTACGAAGTTGACTACAAAAAAATCCTTAAAACTGATGTGGTGTTTAGAGTCATGACCTTTGAACATGTGCCGCTTGCACCAGGAAGAAAAAAGACCTTGAAGAATACCGCAGATAGTCATGAGAAGGTGAATTTTCCTCCTTTCCAACACTGGAAGTTTGATGAAAATGACAATCTTATATTGGTGGGTAAAAGTCATTGGAAAGGTGATTTTGTTACTGGCTCCTTTAACAAAGAGCATGGACAAATGACTAACAATCTAGCCCGCATGTTCTTAAAATTATGTGAGCGGTATGCAACTAGAGGCAACGTGCGTGGCTACACTTATAATGACGAAATGCGTGGACAGGCTATTCTACAGCTAACTCAGATTGGTCTACAGTTTGACGAATCAAAATCTGACAATCCGTTTGCCTACTACACGGCTGCTGTTACAAATTCATTCGTTAGAATTATCAACATTGAAAAACGTAATCAAAATATTCGTGATGATATTTTAGAAATCAATGGCATGAATCCATCATGGACAAGACAGAATGCTTCGGGTAAGCCAGGTGGCGGATACGGACCAGTTAGTACTGCACCAGTAGACGGGGGTGGAGATTGGGATTGACCTAGTGATTGTAAATGTGTTACAATAACTAAGGAGATTCTATGTCATTATTCAAAAAAGTAGCCTGCTTCACTGATATTCATTTCGGATTAAAATCAGGAAGTCGTACGCATAACCAAGACTGCGAAGATTTCGTCTCGTGGTTTTGTGATGTTGCCAAACAGGAAAACTGCGAAACTGCAATTTTCCTCGGCGATTGGCATCACAATAGAAACACCACTGATGTTTCGACTATGAACTATACAGTTTCTAATCTAGAGAAGCTGAGCCAATCATTTGAAAAAGTCTATTTCATTCTAGGCAATCACGACTTGTTCTATAAAGACAAGCGTGAAATTAATTCTATTGAATTCATGCGTCTGTTTCCTAATATTATTCCTGTTAGAGAACGACTTACTCAAGGCGATGTAACTATTATGCCTTGGCTAGTAGGCGACGAGTGGAAAACTATTCCGGACATCAAAAGCCGGTATCTGTTTGGTCACTTGGAACTGCCCAGCTTCTACATGAACGCCATGGTACAGATGCCGGATCACGGAACTATTCAATCGGGTCACTTTGCCAATCAAGAATATGTGTTCACTGGGCACTTTCATAAGCGACAAAACAATAGAAATATACATTATATCGGTAATGCATTTCCTCACAACTATGCCGATGCTGGAGATGACGACCGCGGCATGATGATGTTAGAGTGGGGTGGCAAGCCTGAGTTTCGTACTTGGACTGCTCAACCTGTTTATCGCACTTTCAAACTGAGTCAAATTATTGATAAACCGGACGAGCTCCTAAGAGAAAAGATGCATTGCCGTGTTACCATTGACCTCCCTATCAGTTTTGAAGAAGCAAACTTTATCAAAGAAACATTCATGCCGCAATACAAATTGCGTGAGCTTATGTTGATTCCAGAAAAAGTTGAAGTAGATGCACAATCTACTCCTATTGATATCAACTTCGAATCAGTTGATACCATTGTGATGAATCAAATTAATGCCATTGACAGTGATACCTTTGACAAGGCCATGCTGTTGGAGATCTACAATAACCTATGATTAAAATCAAAGACCTAACAGTTAGAAACTTTATGAGCGTGGGCGCACAGACCCAAGCAATTAACTTTGACAAAGGACAACTGACGCTAGTGCTAGGTGAAAACTTAGATCTAGGCGGTGATGACAGCGGAGCCCGTAATGGTACAGGTAAAACCACTATTATCAATGGCCTTAGCTATGCCATATTTGGTACTGCGTTAACTAACATCAAGAAAGATAATCTTGTTAACAAGATCAACAACAAAGGTATGCTGTGTACTGTTAGTTTTGAAAAGGACGGCATTGACTATCGTATCGAGCGTGGCCGGAAACCTAACATTTTAAAATTTACTGTTAACGGTCAAGAACAAGAAAGCCTAGATCAAGATGAGAGTCAAGGCGATTCAAGAGAAACACAAAAAGATATTGAAGATGTATTCGGTATGTCCCATGACATGTTCAAACATCTTGTGGCTCTTAACACTTACACTGAACCGTTTCTTTCTATGAAGGCTGCGGATCAACGTGCTATCATTGAACAACTGTTGGGTATTACACAATTAAGTGAAAAGGCAGAAGCTCTTAAAGAACAGATCAAACAGAGCAAAGATAATATTTCCACAGAAAATATAAAACTTGAAACTATCAAAGCCAGCAATGAACGTATTCAACAGAGTATCGAATCTCTTGAACGCAAACAACGCCTGTGGGAAGAACAACACGAAACTGCTCTTACTAATTTAACCAAAGCCATTGAAAAATTGTTGGATGTTGAGATTGATGATGAAATTGCCAATCAACGTGCTTTGGTAGAGTGGAACAAAAGTAAAAAAGAACGTGATAGCCTAACAGTTCTTGTTGCCAAACAGACTAGTACACTAGAAAGAGAACAGCGAACACTGGAAAAACTAGAAAGAGAATTAATAACTCTTGCAGATCACAAGTGTCATAGTTGTGGTCAAGATCTACATGATACCAAACATGATGAAATGATGTCTGCTAAAAGCAAGCAGGTTGAAGAAAGCCAAGGACATTTAAAAACTCACAGTGAAGAACTCAGTGAACTTAACGAAGCACTTAGTCTAGTTGGTGAATTAGGTCAATGTCCCACAGTGATCTATGACAATCTAGAACAAGCACTCAATCATAAAAATACTCTAGGCAGTTTAGAGCGTGATTTAGAAATCAAAGTTGCGGAAGATAATCCTTACATTGAACAAATTGAAGAATTACGCAATACTGCGGTACAGGAAGTAGACTATGAAGGCTTAAACAAACTAGTGCGTGTTAAAGACCATCAAGAGTTCTTACACAAACTGTTAACTAACAAAGACAGCTTTATCCGTAAGCGTATTATTGATCAAAATCTAGCCTATCTAAATCAGCGACTGACGTATTATCTCGATAAAATTGGTTTACCGCATCTGGTAGAATTCCAAAACGATCTAACTGTTATTATTACACAATTAGGACAAGATCTAGACTTTGATAATCTATCACGTGGTGAACGCAATAGGCTTATTTTGTCTATGTCGTGGGCATTCCGTGATGTATGGGAAAACTTATATCAAGCAATTAATCTGTTATTCATTGACGAACTTGTTGATAGCGGGATGGATGCCAGCGGAGTTGAAAGTAGTATTGCGGTACTCAAGAAGATGACCCGTGAACGTAATAAGAATGTATTCTTGATCAGTCATAGAGATGATCTAACCAGCCGTGTTAATCATGTGCTCAAGGTTATTAAAGAAAACGGATTTACCAGCTATTCAAATGATGTGGAGATTGTTGCTTGAGTTCAGAAAGCCATGACAAGATGATTGCTGCTTTTCAGGAATATTTTAAGTGGCAAGAACGATTTGAATACAAAGGCTCTGACGAAGCAGGCATTAAGGCACGATATTGGCTATCAGAAATACGTAATGAAGCAAGCGTAAGGCGCATAGAAATACAGGCAAAAAGAGAAGAACGCAAACAAGCCAGAAAAGGCATGATAGGAAGGCCCAAGAAAATAAGTACCTGATGACATGGTACTATAAGAAGAAAGAAGTTGTTGAAATCTCCGAAGATTACATCGGTTTCGTATATCTTATTACTAATGTCGTCTCTGGGCGCAAGTATATAGGCAAAAAACTAGCCAAGTTTGCAAAGACCACTTATAAAACAGTAACTTTGAAGAACGGCAAAAAGAAGAAAAAGAAAATTAGAGGCAAAATTGAAAGCGATTGGAAGGACTATTATGGTTCTAGCGATGCGCTAACAGCAGACGTACAGGCCTTAGGCAAAGAAAACTTCACCAGAGAAATATTATTCTACTGCAAAAACAAATCAGAATGCAGCTACATCGAGGCAAGAGAACAATTCAAACACAAAGTTCTAGAATCAACTGACTGGTACAACGGTCACATACAGGTTCGAGTTCACGGCTCACATATCCTCAAAAAACCCAAAATTTAACAAACACACACCGCCACTAGGCTCAATAAATCTAGGCAACAAACTGCCAAATAAGCCCGCACCGGCGTTGTTAGTGTGCCCTTAAAGCTGGATCTCGGATCGCAGTCAATGGAATTCCCTACTTGGCAGAGGGGTTGTACAGTAGTATCCTTAACAGGACCACGATCGGATATGCCTACAGAACCGGTTTACTGTACAAGAAAGTATTATATCAAGGCTAAAGATGGGAGAAAAACCCACGGTTGTTGCGCAAGACTGCGTTTGTGTAGCAATCCGCCGTCATTAATAAGACTTGGCTCGAGGTACCGGATGACCGCCTCTGTAAACGCCATAACGCCGTATGTACTGTGCAACTCGCATAATGCTTCTTAGCCCGCAAGGGCTAAGTATGACTGAACAATCTGCATAATACTTAAATTGCTTCGCAATTACAATAATCAACACAGTTTAGGAGAAAGAAAATTCGTTGAGCGAAAGCGAAAACGAATGTGAGCTTCAGCTCACAATTACAATAAATAACATATCAACCTTCGAGTAAACATGAGAGTAAGCAATATAATATTTGAACAACATATGATTAATTCTAATAAAATCCTATTAGAATCATGTCATGACCTTGATATCGAACAACAGGCAGTTGTTGAAGGTATTTACAACGAGTTACGACCTTTAATCGAAGCTAGTCTTAGTGCTGATCAAATTAAAACTATATTTGGTAGTATAGAGAAGTCTGCAACTGATGCTGGCGGTAATAGAACCATGCTGGGCAAAGGTGTTGACGTAGCTAAAAAAGCTGATGAAGTGGTCAACAACATTGGTAAATGGCTACAGGATACTACTCCAGTTAAGGCATTTGATCAAAAGTTCGATAACTTAAAGAATAAAATCAATACCAAGTTTCCAGATAGTAAAATTTTAGATATGATTTCAAATATGGGAATCTATGCTACAAACAATCCTGGAAAGACTGCTGCAATTATTGGTGTTCTAACTGCTATTGCTGCCCTAGCAGGCGGGCCAGTAGGCGGTGCTATTGCTGGTCAAGTACTGCGTGGTGCTGTAGAATTACTTAAAGGCGAAAAATTATCCACTGCCTTAGGCAAAGGTATTAAAACTGCTGCCTATGGTTTCATTGCAGGAAAGACTTTCGAATTGCTAGGCGACGCAATCAAAGGCGGAGCACAGGTAGTTAAAGATAATCTGTTTCCAAACGCACTTCGTTTAAACATGACTCAGGTCTTTGATGAAGTTGGCGGTGAACTAGGTACTCGCTGGGCTAATTTTGAAATTAAAGGACTAGTTGGTAGACCTGAAGACATTAACACAGCTAAAAAATTGTTTGGCGAAGCTGGGCAATATTGGAAAGCCGGAGACTATGAGCAGAGTGCAGCCACTTGGAAATCACTGGAAGGCTTGATTGCTGACACATTCAACGATAAAGAATACATAGCGCAGATTGCGTCTGATCAAGCTAGTAGAACTATGATCAGTCAGGCAGCACAAGCTGCTCAAGAAGCTACTAAATATCTTGGAGCGGCTGCACAGGGTGCAGTAGCTGCCGCAGGAGTTAAAGGTGCTCCTGCTAAAAAAGAATCTATACAACATCATCAACGTCCCTTAAGTGAAGGACAAGTGTATCTGGTGTTTAAACGAATCACCGAATCGCAACTCAACGAAGGGCCAGCGGATGCTATCAAGGGTCTGGCTGGCAAGGTCATGAACAAGGCTCGCACAGTTGGCACCAATCTAACAACTAAGATTACTGCTGACAAATTAAATTCTGCTTGGCAAAAGGCAGGCGCACCCGTTGACAGTGAAGAACTTAAAAAGTTTTTAACCACTCAAGGTGTTGATGCTGCAATAGTAGACGGCGTATATAAATCTTTAAAAATCAAGAGTGGTGTTGCAGCCACATCTTTGTATGCACAAGTTAAAACAGATTTAGCAAAACTAGACATGAAAGGCAAACAGCGTCTTTCGGCTTATCTACAAAAACAATTAGGAACTGCTTAAAATGAAAATCTCTGAACTCCTCGTGGAAAGTCAACAGTTAGATGAAGGTCCAATTTTAAATAAAATTGGCTCTGCTGTGGGCAAAGGTGTTGGCGCAGTAGCCAAAGGTGTTGGCGCAGTAGCGGGTGGAGTAGCTGGCCTTGGGTCTGCTGTAAAAAAAGGATTTCAAGCAGGTAAAGCCACTGTAGGCGGCGCTGGCGATAATGCAGATCCAGCAGCAGATAATAGAAATATATTACAAAAAGTAAGAGACACAATGCCTGGTTCAAAGGCTACAGCAGCCACAGGTGGTAGCACTGCTCAAACGGCACAAGATTCTCCTGCACCTGCAACAGGTGGCAGCACTGCTCAAACAACACAGCCTCCACAATCTACAAATAACAAAGCACCCGCTCAGAATAAATCGACATCAGCATTTGGAAAATTATCTGGGGCCGCCGCAGGACAACCAACCGACAATGCAGCAGTTAGCGGTGGTACACAGTATGCTCAAGTTAAAGCAAATATTGATAAACTTGACAAGAAAGGTAAACAACGTATTCTACAGTTGTTGCAGAAAGAAGTTGGCACAGTGCCTGCAACTCCTAAGCCTACACCTGCTAAATCTACCGCAGGTGTTGCGCCAGCAAAACCCGCAGCAGCACCAACAGCAACAACTACTAAACCAGCATCGGTCCCGGCAGCGCCAGGAAAAGTTTTAAGAAAACCAAGAGCATTACAACAACCAGCTGCTGGAGAAGTGTCAGCTGCTGAACCAGCAGCTACTACAAAAAAATCAAGAACAAAAGCAGCTCCAACTCAAGCAGAAATTGATGCTGACCGTGAAAGAATTATGGGAGTAACTAGTGACAGCATTATTAGAACTAGGCCAATGATGGCAGAAGGTTTTAATTTGGTTAGAAAGCGTTAATAAACAAAAAGGACTCCTAGGAGTCCTTTTTTATTAGAAGAACGGTAATCCGCTTTTCTTTGTAGTTTCTAAATTGTCTTTGATAATTTCACTAATGATCGAACGTTCTTCCCAACTCAAAGCCATGGCTTCGTCATAACTCATGCCTCGCATGTACCAACATATTTTTAATATGTCTTTTTTTAATTCTCTAGCCTCTTTTTCCAGCTCCGCAATATACAGTAGAATCTCCGGCTGAGGAAGTGTTAAGATCCTACCACGAAAAAATTTGTTTGATCCATAGCAATTTCTAATGTGAATTTGTGCTGGCATTCTTCACACTCTACTCCTTCTGCTTTCAGCGCCATAATATCTTTCATTTCTTTGATTTGATCATTTACTAGATTGAAAATTTCACTTGAAGTGTTTTCCATAAATTCTTTCAACATGGCTTTATCAGTAACTGTACCATCTGGAGTTTCAATGCTGTCAATACAGTTAACCACTACATCTACAGTCATGCCTGTGAGATTTACAAAACTTTCTCCAAATTTTGCTACTTTTTCTTCGTCTGATAACTCGTTGTCATTGACAATGGCAATTAATTTCTGCTGTTCGAATGTTTTAATAGCAATTTTTGTAAGTTCTTTGTAGGTATAGGGTCGAATATTTAATTTCAATTCACTCACAGCAAGTGTGTCATTGTATACAAAATCGCCTACTTTGTCTAGGAATGACAATAAATTTATATCGTACTCATTACGGTGATCACAAGCAGGACAAGAACTCTTTACTTCCATTCTTTCACCATAGGTGGCAATACGAATGGCAATCAGCACCGGATCCATATCTATACTAGGCATCAGCCAAGGATTTTTTATAGCTGGTACGCAGCTTTTTATTACTTCTACAGTGGCAGCACCATTCATTAATGCGTCAGGAGTTTTGAACATTAATTCGTCTTTGGCTGTCATGGCAAACACAGGATATTCTTCAGTTTCGCTGATATCCAACGAGCCTTCTGGATAAAACTTTCCCTTACTGGGTAATTTCAAATACAATTTTGGTTGTCTAAAATAGTTGGCCAGAGGGTTGTGAACTGTTTTCCTCATTGGTTGCGGAATGGTTTGATCAGGCATTTTTTTTCTCCGATAAATACTTTATCTACATTGTATTTATATACGTAGTTTTTGGGGTTTACAATAAATGGCAGAAGTCTTCGGCGATCTTGGCGGGCAACCAATTCAACTTAATAATGCAGCTACAGAAGCTACGTTAAAACAACTTCTTGCGGCCATGCTGGCGCAGGTGGCCATGCAGAACAAAGGTACCAAAAAAGACAATGCCACACAAAAAGAACTAGAAAAAGAACTGACCAGACTGGCAGGATCAGCTAAAGCTGTAACTAAAGCCAATGACGAACTGAGTAAATCTGCAAAGAAAAAACTAGCAGATGCTGATGCCGAAGCCAAGGCCCGTAAAAAAGCTGCGGATCTAGAACAGCAACAAATAAAAAGTCTGCAAATGGCTATTTCTGCTACAGATGCATTTGCCAACGGACTTGAACGAGGAATAACATCACTATCTAGAACCATAAGCACATTTTCAAATTTAAATTCAAGTTTTACTTCAGCTGCCAGTGCCATGTCAGGTATTCCGTTAGTAGGAGGAGCATTAGCCTCAGTGTTTGGTACGGTGGCACAAGCAGGTGAACGTACTTATAAAGCATTTCAACAGGCATCTAGTGTTGGTGCAAATTTTGGAGGCAGTATCAATGACATGATAGATTCTGCCACTAGTGCCGGCTTGACCTTTGATCAATTTTCTTCAGTGATTGCAAAAAATGGTGAAAACATTGCCATGTTAGGACAAGGAGCAGGAGATGGTGCTAAACGCTTAGCCGAACTTGGAGCCAAGATTCGAAAAAGTCCCTTATCCGCTGATCTAGCTAGACTGGGCTATACCACTGAAGACATAAACGGTGGTATGGCTAGATATGCAGGTATCTTGGCCAAGACTGGCCAGCTTGAAGGAAAAACAAATGCAGAATTAGTACAAGGCAGTGCCGATTACCTTAAAAATATGGATGCTTTATCTAAATTGACCGGTAAAAGTAAGGACGCACTGAAAGCAGAACAAGATGCATTGATGGCGGATGCAGCCTATAGAATTAAACTGAATAGCTTGGATGCTAAAGGACAAGAACAACTTAATGCATTAATGCTGTCGACACCAAAACATCTGCAGGCCGGATTAAAAGAAATAATCGCCTTTGGTGGTGCCACTTCTGCCGCAGGTACAAATTATATAATGATGGCTCAGCAAAGTGCAGGAGCAGCAAATCAGGCATATGCAGAAATGGAGCGTACGGGAACGCTGACCGCAAAAACAGCTCAAAACGTATACGATGTACAGAGAGCAGAAGCACAAGCAATAATAAAATCACCCTCAGGAAAATTATTTGCCAATGTGGGTGATTCAATACAGCAAGGTATAATACTAAGTATGTCTGACCTAGCTGCACAAAGTGGCTCCTTCACTGAAATTACAAAAAAACGCCAAGAAGCAGAAGCTGCTGCTGCTGCAAAGAGGGAAGCAGGGATAAAGGACGGATTAGATCCATCTCAACTGCAACAATTTCAAACACTGATAGCCGAAATCAATAATCGACTCACAAAGATGGCGGCACAGTTTATGCCTGAACTAGAGTCAGCATTTAGAAAACTTGCAGATTTCACTGAAGCATACATCGTGCCTGTGTTTAAGTTTATGTTGGAATACATTGAAGAAGTGATAATTGGCCTGGCAGTTTTAAAAGGGGCTGCACTGGCCTTTAAAGCCTATTTGGCTGTGAAAGAGTTCAAGGCTTCACTACGCGGTACCCCCGGTAATCCGATGTATGTGAAAGAAGAAGGTGGTGGAAGAGGAAGGGGAAGAGGAAGGGGAAGAGGAAGGGGAAGAGGTAGAGGTGGCAGAGTACCAACTCCATCAGGTGGTGGCAGAGTACCAACTCCATCAGGTGGTGGCAGAGTACCAACTCCAACTGCAGGAGGTGCAACCAATCTGCTGAAGGGTGTTGCATTACCTGCGATTGTAGCAGGTGCCGTGGGCTACGGTGTGGACGCTGCGGCAGGTGCGCTAGGTGTTGGTGGAAAAGAAATTGATGAAGCGCAAGATGACAAAAATTGGCAACAATTTAACCTGATCGAGAAAGCGGAATCTAGTCTGGCTAGAACAATAGAAAATGTAGGAAGTTTTATTGGCCTTAGTAATATGGCTAATCAAGCGAGAAGCGAGAGAATAGCCTTAGAAACAGCGCATCTAGCAGCCAAGACTGGTTCCACTGCCCAAGATCCAGAAGCTCTGCGCAAGATTGCCGAAGACCAGCAGGCGTCGCTAGACGATTCAAAAAAACTGCAGGACCAGCTCAAAGAAGAATTACGTGTTAAAAAAGAAGCGTTGGCGCTTGCTATCAAAGCGAATCAGCAGGCAAGATTTTCTGCAGCCACACAACAGGCACAACGAGCACTGGATAAGGAAAAACGTGAGATTGAAGCAAGATTGGCAGCAAATGGTAAAAAAGTACAAGAAGGCCTAACAGCTACTACCAAAGCATTAGATGCTGCAAAGAAAGCCGAACTCGATGCTGTAAAAAAAGCAGAAGAAGCAGCTAAAACAACAACCGAAAAACAACCAGAGTTGAATTTCAATAGTCCTCAACAATTGTATGACTCATTCCGAAATCAACGTAATGGAGGTGCCGGAGCTCCGCAAATAGCACCGCCGAGCGGTCAACCAGGTGGCAGCTCATCTTCATCTGCAATTGGTACTGGTCTAGGTGCAGTAGCAGAAAAATATGAGTCAGCTGGAAGAGGCAGCGGCACAGTTGGTTGGGACAAAAGCGGTGGTACTAGCTACGGTAAAAAACAAATTTCATCCAGAGCCGGTGCTATGACCGACTATCTTAAGTTCCTTGAAAAGACAGGAAAAGGAGATGTTGCTAAAAAATTACGTGATGCAGGAATAGAAAAGGACACTGGTAGTACCAGTGGTAAAGCAGTTGATGTGTGGAAAGAAGTTGCAGCTAGCGGTGCGTTAGGCAACAGCGAAAATGAGTTTTTAGGACAAGGCTATCAAACGGCTCTAAGAGGCCTAAAAGATCAAAGTCTACAATCAAGAATTAGCGGTAGTCGTGCTCTTCAAGAAATGTTGTTTAGTACCGCTGTACAACACGGCGCCGGCGGCGCAATGGGAATCTTTAACAGCGTGTTTAAGCCGGGCATGACAGACGAACAATTGGTAAAAGCTGTTTATGCGGAAAGGGGAGCGGATGGTGGAAAGAAACACTTTACCAAAAGTAGTGCCAATGAAAGAGCCGGAGTTGTAAACAGATTCGGAAGAGAACAACAAGATATATTAGGATTATTAGGAACGCCTGGCACAGCGCCGGGTAGCCCCACTACAGCGCAATCAGCTGCAACCACTCCTACTACAGCGCAATCAGCCGCAATAATTCCTACCGCTACGCAGGTGGTTGCGGCAACCGCCCCCACTGCTGTTGCAGCAGTGCCTCCAGGAGCCATTGCTCCAACTAATCCAGGAACAGGAGCTGCAGGAGCTGGTGGTGGATCAAATCAGAATGTGGTGTTGGCCAGCTTGGATTTGTTAAATAAACAGATGGGGCAATTGATTGCAATCAGTACTGCTATTAGAGATGTCAATGACAGTCAATTACGCGGTATTCGTGCTATGAGTAATGATGGCTTTATGAGTGCTGGTTAATTGCGTATTGAAACATGGCAACAGAACTGCGTTTGATTGTGCCTTAACAATTACATTTTGGAAATTTGATCCATGTCATGGAAAAAGTATTTTACACCAGTTAAGTTAGACAATCAAATGGGTTCGTCTAGTCCAATCTCTGGTGGTGGCCGTCCAGGTCCTGCTCGTGCTAATTATTCTAGCTATCTTCCTGATGTCTATGCAGGCACCCCTAATCGTATTGAACGTTATATGCAGTATGACACCATGGATATGGATTCAGAAGTCAACGCCGCCCTAGATATTCTAGCAGAGTTCTGCACACAGAAAGACAAAGAAAATGCCACTCCTTTTCAAACTTTCTATAGAGGCAATCCCACTAGTACTGAAGTTAAACTCATAAAAGAAAGTCTTCAGAAATGGACCAAACAACAACAATTTGAAACTAGAATTTTTCGCATAGTTAGAAACGCTTTCAAGTATGGCGACGTATTTTTTATCCGTGATCCTGAAACCAAAAAATGGTTGTTTGTGGATGCAGCCAAGGTCACTAAAATTATTGTTAACGAATCAGAAGGCAAAATTCCAGAACAATATGTAGTCAAAGACATTAATTTTAATTTTAAAAATTTAATTGCAGTTACTCCACACGGCACAACAAATACCAGTCCAAGTGGAACATCAACAAGCTATTCAGGCGGTAGTCAAGGTAGAGGCATGGTAGGCAATGTTAGTCAACCTCCAGGAACTAGATTTCACAATCAAACCAACGAAGTCACAGTTGATGCCAAAAACGTAATTCATATCAGTTTATCAGAAGGACTAGATGCAAACTATCCTTTTGGTAATTCATTATTAGAATCAGTATTCAAAGTCTACAAGCAGAAAGAATTGCTTGAAGATGCTATTATTATCTATCGTGTACAACGTGCTCCTGAAAGACGTATATTCTATATTGACGTTGGAAATATGCCTGCACACATGGCCATGAGCTTTGTAGAACGTGTTAAAAACGAAATTCAACAAAGACGTATTCCGTCATCAACAGGTGGCGGCAATAATGTTATTGATGCCAGCTACAATCCTCTAAGTGCTTCAGAAGACTACTTCTTTCCACAGACCGCTGAAGGACGTGGATCAAAAGTTGACACACTAGCAGGCGGTACAAATCTTGGTGAGATCACAGATCTACGCTTTTTTACCAACAAGTTATTCCGTGCTTTGAGAATACCGGCAGCCTACTTGCCCACAGGAATTGAAGAAGCTTCAAACACGGTTGCTGACGGAAAGGTAGGCACAGCTTATATTCAAGAATTACGTTTTAACAAATATTGCGAACGTTTACAAAACAGTATTGTGGAAACATTTGATTTGGAATTCAAGTTATGGATGGAAAGCAATGGTGTAAACATTGACCCAAGTCTATTTGAATTAAAGTTTAACCCTCCACAAAACTTTGCGGCCTATCGTCAAAGTGAACTAGATACTGCCCGTGCAGCTACATTTGCACAGCTACAAGAAATTCCACATCTCAGCAAACGGTTTGCTATGAAACGATTCTTGGGCATGACTCAAGAAGAGATCACAGAAAACGAACGCATGTGGAGAGAAGAACAAGGCGGCAATCTAAAACCAGTGCTAGATGCCGGCGGCCAAATGAGATCTGTGGGAATTACTCCTGCAGGAACACAGGCAGATCTAGCAAGTCAGGCAGAAGAAGCGCCAGAAGAAGCACCAGTAGACACAGGCGCAGAAGGCGAAGCTGCGCCAGCAGAAGCACCGGCCCAGTGATAAATATCATATGCTCCTACTAGAATTCCTTTATTTCAATGACAACAACAACGACTTTGCAGTTGATCGTCGTTATGAAAATAACAAAGACAGCTCTGTGCTCAAAAGAAGTGACACTAGAAAAACTCGTCTAACACTAAGACAAATCAATAGACTGCGCATGCAGGCAGAAGCACACGACTATGAGCGTGATTCTGAATTAGAATTTGTAAGACAGATGTATGGAGCACCAGCAGGTGAAGCAGAGCAACCAGCAGAATAACGTTGCATTTGTACTAGGCAACGGCACCAGCAGGCGCAGTTTAAACCATAACAGCTTACTAGATAAGGGCATAGTCTACGCCTGTAATGCCATGTACAGAGAATTTGAACCGCACTATCTCATAGCTGTAGATGTTAAAATGGTCAATGAAATAGTAGCATCTGGTTATAACAAAACACATGCTGTATGGACCAATCCCAACAAAGGCATTAGTACCAAGCATCATCTCAATCTATTCAATCCACACAAGGGGTGGAGCAGTGGTCCTACAGCTCTTTGGTTTGCCAGCGAGCAGGGACATAGAGACATTTATATTTTTGGATTCGATTTTCAAGGTCTGCAGGGTAGATTCAACAATATGTACGCAGATACCTACAACTATAAAAAAACCAGCGACACAGCCACCTTCCATGGCAATTGGCTAAGTCAGACCGAAAGAACTATCAAAGATTTTAGACATACTCAATATTATCGTGTAATCAATCCAGGAGACTTTGTACCCGATCAACTGGGCATACAGATCAAAAACATCAAGCACATCACCTATGACGACTTCAACAGTCGTTTTCCTGGCTGTACTTATACAGCAGAAACTGTTCAAAAAACTACCATTTAACCCCAGATTGTAATCATAGTGTTAAATAAAAGCACAGCCTAACCATCTTGAAGGAGAATATAACATGGCAGAAAAATCACTACTTGAGCAGATGCTCGAGCGTTTGGTCAATGACGATCAAGCTAAAGCAGAAGAATTATTCCACGAGTACGTAGTTGGAAAATCTCGTGAGATCTACGAAAATCTAATCGAAGCTGAAATGGCTGACGATGAAGAGGAAGAAGAAGTTGATGAAGCAGCAGAAGACGAAGATGCTGAAGAAGAAAAAGTTGACGAAGAATTTGAAGAAGTTGCCTACGAAGGTGACGATGAAATGCCCCCAATGGGCGGCGATCCAACAGATGACCTAGAAGGCGAAATGGGTCCTGAAGAAGACGGCGACCTAGCTGATGAATCTGAAGAAGAATTATTTCAAGACCTAGACAGCATTGTAGACGAACTACAATCACGTTTTGATGCATTAGGCGGCGGCGACGAAGCTGGTGCAGACATGGGCGACGAAATGGGCGACGACGAAATGAAAGACAATTTCGATCTAGCTACAGTACGTGAGTATGTTGAAAAAGTTCCAGGCGGTCACGGTGTAGAGAAGAAGGGCGAAGGTGAAGGCAAGTACAGCGGTACAGGCACACAAAGCGACTCTGTTAATGTAAACGCAAAATCTATCGTTGCAGGCAAGAACGACATGGGTGGCACAACTGCCAATATTCTAAGCAGCCG